ACTTACAATGTTAGGCTGGACTTAAAAGTTAGACGGCACTTACAATGTTAGGCTGGACTTAAAAGTTAGTCCAGACTTAAAAGTTAGTCCAGACTTAATAAGTTAGTCCAGACTTAAAAGTTAGGCTGGACTTATAAAGTTAGACGGCACTTACAATGTTAGGCTGGACTTAAAAGTTAGACCGGACTTACAGGGGAATGTTTAAGAATCCTTAATAGTTATGAATCCTTAACTATCTTGAAGCCGTTGAAGCCGTTGAATCCTGATACCCATTGCACCCGCTATCCCACCACAACCACAACCACAACCACAACCACAACCACAACTTCCCGATTGCCCTATTGCCCGAAAATGTTCCATGTGGAACAATTTAAGGCCAAAAGATACCAAAAGATACCAAAAGAATGCCCTACACTATATATAAAAGGGGAACCGGGGGAACCGGGGGAACCGGGGGAACCGGGTGTGCCGTCTCTCTATATATAGGGGGAACCGGGTGTGCCGTCTCTCTATATATAGGGGGAACCGGGGGAACCGGGGGAACCGGGGGAACCGGGAAAGTTGTATGACACAATCATAAGTGCCTGATTCTTAAAGGGTGAAGAGAGCCGTGTACTCTCTTGTACCGTCTCCCGTGCCTCTGAAAATATCATCAGGGGAAAATGGCAGGGCTTTAACGGCGGAAATGAGGGCGTCTTCAATCGCTTCAGCCTTTTCCGCTGGCAAGCCCGCGCCGTAAGTCACAGAGAGAAGAATCTCTGTAGGTTCAGGGTCTTCCGTGCCAAGCGGGCCGCATGTGAGAGCTTCAACCGCTTCCAGATAGTCCACATTGCCAAGGCGTCTATCATGCACGATTGCGAGGCGGTCTCTCTTAATGTTGTGGCGCAACCGGGTGGCAACCTTGCGGATGATTGCGAGCTTATCCGCCATGTCTTGCGGGGCGGGTGCGTCATCCGTCCAGCGCACCCTTGCGATATAATCCAGCAGTTCAAGCGGATAGCCACATGTGGAAATGTAGCACATGAGCGCGGCCTTGACGTCATCTTCCGTTCCCCCGTCTACGGCGGCGGCAATATCAGACATACGGGCGTCTGTGGCATAATCATAAATTGCTTTAAGGTGCGTTGCGGCGGTGTACTTAATTGCGCCGTCACGGCGGTCTAAGATAATGTCAATAATCATGATTTTAATCCTTTCTTTTAGATAGTGTTCTCATTGTTCCGGGTTGTTCCCGGTGGATGAATGCAATTTAACATGATTGCGGAAGGCGTCAAGCGGTTTTCTTTCCGGCACGTTGTAACTCGCTCATTATCTGCGTGTTATAATTGTGTCATACAACTCAAAAAACTATCTGACAAGATACGAAAATCTGATAAATTGAAATCATCAACGGGGGAACAACCCGGATAACGAAAAGAAACACTAAAACAATAGATAGGAGATTAAACAATGAACAATCAAATCAAATTGAAAGACGGTGAAACGCTGACATGGGCAATCTACGAAAACGGTTCCGGCGTCCTGTCTCTTGTCCTGTACGCTGAAACAATCGCACACGCCCGCCCTGTTGCGGCGGTGTTTGACATCTTGCCCTGGGATGTTAAGCCCGCACTGGCGGACCTGGACATGATTCACATGTGGGAAGGCGTGAACTATGACATCGCAGACATTCATACATTCTTGCGGGAAGAGGCTACCCGGCCAGTTGCCTATTCATCCGTCATCTACCCGTCCGGAGAAGTTGAAACAATCATGGAAGAAGAGCGCATGGGCTACACCGCAAAGTGGGCGTTCGGCCTCGTCTCCCTCGTGTGCTGAATAACTTACGCTTTTTGTCATACAACTCAAAAAACAATTTGACAAGCTAGGAAAATCTGTTAAATTGAAATCATCCACCGGGGGAACAACCCGGACAACGAAAAGAAACACTAAAACAATAGAAAGAAATAATACAATGAGCATATATACAGAACACGCAAAAAGATTCCTTGAAAATTGCGGAATCCGCATTACCGGAAAGTATAAGGGAAGATATGTTCCCCTGTGGGATAAAGAGCCGCATAGTACATGGGAAATTGTCCTGCGGCGTGAAGACCGTCAGAAGGGAGAAAGGCATGCAATCTTCATCACGTTCTACCAGTCACACGCAGATAAGTACAAGACGCCCACCGCATATGACGTGCTTGCCTGTCTGTGTAAGTCAGATTGCGGCGCCTATCGGGATTTTTGTGAAGATATGGGATTGCCCGAGTATGACGAGGAAACGGGGGAACGTAATATGGTTTCATATAGCATGTACACGGGCGCATGTCACGAGTACGCAGAACTTAAAACCTTCTTCACCCGCCCGGGTGAATGGGAAGAGCTGGAAGAGATTTATTGAACCTTGAAAAGATACGCCACTCTACGAAAACATTTAACCACAAACCAACAACAGAAAGAATAATACTATGAAAGACATATCAGAATTACATATCAGAAAGGAAATAAAAGTAGAAGGAAATGGAAAAGTTCACCTCGCCATTGAAAGCTTTAATTCCTTGCACCGAAAAGAGTATACCCTTTCCCCCGCCATGTGGGCGGCTTCGGAAGTACTACAGGACAAGACGGCCAAGCCGGGAAGTATGTACCTGAAAGATACGTTTTCTATCTATCGGATTGGTGCTTATGACGTTATGATAATTTCATCCGTGAATGAATCTCCGTATTTAACCCTTGAAAGATTATCGCTAGCGGAAAAGATAGCATGGTTCCCCTTCGGCATTGAAAACGTCCAACAGGTAGAAGATACCCGGCATTCTGATTCACAACATGTATCTTATCTGCGTATCATTCAATGAATATGAAACCCGTTAAAGCTGAATAACTACGCCGCCCTACAATATCCAACCAACAATAAAACAACAGAAAGAAATAAAACCATGAATGAAGACGAAAAGAAAACGGCAATCGATATGTTAGCCGCCCATATCCGGGAAACACGCCCCTATCTTTTCCAGTTGTCCGCACGCCATGATGAAGAGCTAGGACTAATCGCCGCACTAGCGGAAGCAACCGGAAGCAAGCTTACCTTGCTTGTCAGGGGCCGGGAATCTGGGGAAATGCGGGCAATCAACATTGCGGACTATCGCCCTCATGAAATGGTAGTTAGCCGTGCCTTTATTTCCGACCCTCTATGCCTCGCACTGGAGGAAGCGGGCGCAAGGATTGTGTATAACCGTTAAGTTCCCCCTGAAAAGTTACGCCGCCCTACAAAAAGTATTTGACAAGATAAGAAAATCCGATAAACTAAAATCATCCAGCGGGAGACAAGCTCCCGCATAACCTCAAACCTAAACAACACTATATCATGAACACTCAAATCGAACTGAAAGACAACGAAATCCCGGCATGGGCATTCTACGAAAACGGTGACGGCCTTCTGTCTCTTATCTTTTTCGCCAAGTCATCCTCGCATGCACGCCCCATTGCCGCCCTGCTTAACATATACCCGCGGGACGCCCTGCCCGCAATAGATGATTCTGACATTGTGCGCTTGTGGCAGGCGGTGAAAGAGAATGAGTTAGGGGCTTGGTGTACCTACGACCCGGCGGAAATTAACCAGTATCTGGAACAACGGTTCTGCCAGCCAGTAGCTAAAGCTTCCCATGCTCAATTATTCCCGCTTCCCATTGAATAACTACGCCGCCCTATAAAATCAAACAACAATAAAACAATAGAAAGCAACCATATTATGAAGACTACAACTAAACCGGAAGTTCTTAAAGTATCGGACTATGCCCTTATCCATGACATTCCCACCTATGCCCTCAATTACTTGGCGTGTGGGGAAGATGAAAGCCTCGCCCCTGATGACATTGAAAACATTGAAGAGTGGGAAAAAGACTACTATCTTGCCTACCTCGTTGAAGGCCAGCAGGTTGCCCTTCATTCTGCCACTCCGGCTTTCGGTTCACCCTGCCCCTGCGTAAAATACTATGTCCTGCCTCGCTTTATGGGTGCTGTCCTATCATGGATAAATCCGGGTTGCCGGATGACTAACTGCTACCTTGAACTCAAGCTTACAGACGGTAGCCGGGTGAAGGTGTACCTGAAAGGAAATCAAACCCTGCGTAGTACTATCCGCAACCTGATTGGCTTGGTAGAAATGGGGCATACTTTCACCGATATGAACGGCCACAATGTATCGCCCCGTCCCCGTGATATCGTTAATTTCTGGGTTCGCACGATGCACGGCCAAACACTGGCAACTGGAAGAATATAAACCACTTGCGGCTTGTTCCACGTGGAACATTTAAACCCCGGAACCCCCGGAACCCGTCAAATAACTCTAACCAAATAGAAAGAAAAAGTAGAAAGACAAAGGAATAATTCCCGCCCCCGGAATGCGGGGGATATCGGGTGCAACGGGTTCCGGGGATTCCGGGGTTTAAAGCTGAATAACTACGCCGCCCTACAAAAAGTATTTGACAAGATAAGAAAATCTGCTAAAGTACATTCATCAGCCACCGGAAGGGTGACAACTATATCAACAAAACAATAGAAAGAATAATACTATGAAAGAAAATGAGATTGAAGTATGGGGAACTACGGAAGCGCAAGACGTTTCATCAAACGCCGTTAATAGCCAAGGTGAAAAGTGCCGCATTGTGCGCACCTATGACTACTACCCGGACGCGCAGGAGATTCATGAACACGTCAGTATTCAGAATGCCGTTAGCATTAAACTTGTAGAGTTTAACGCTTACAAGGTTAGGGACTTGATTGAAAATACAGAAAGGTTCCGTGCTCGTCTTTCCGATTGCACAACCACCGTTCCTACGTGCGAGCCGAAAGCCGAACCGTATGTGAGAAGCAACTCTATTAGATTATTCCGGGAAAGAGCCGTGCAATATTATGGCACAAACTCTGATTCTTTTACCCTTTACACAGATAGAAACTTTTTGGATATTCCTATCCCCCTCGTTGTTCTCTTCTCAAAATAAATAAGATACGCCTTTTGTCATACATATAAAAAAGTATTTGACAAGATAAGAAAATCTGCTAAACTGAAATCATCCAGCGGGGGACAAACCCCGCAACAATAAACCAAACAACAATAAACCGATAGAAAGAATAAGACAATGAATACTACATCCGCAAACCTCAACAGTGCCGCCGCCATTAATGCCCTTACTGAACGGGCAAATGCCGCTATCGATGCCGCCGTAGACAAGGTGCGTGACGACCTCATGAAGAATAATCAGAATGACTATGTCATCCCGGTGAAAAACATGGGGCATAACCTGAAACAGGTTGTCCGAGATAATGCCGCCTATGGTCTGGCCGCCCTTATTACTCACCGCATGCTGATGCTAGTGGCCGAACGCCTTCGCCAGTTTGAAGGCAAGGTCTATAACGTCCGAGTAGAACGGATGATGAATGACTGTCTGGCCGCCGCAATTACACAAAGCGTTGATGCGGACATTAAAATCCGAGCCTATATAGATAGAAGTCACTACTCATGGTCGAAAGTGGTGTTTCATCATATCCTCCCCGGCATGTATGATAACATAAATATTTCCTTTAACTTTGACGTCAATGAGCTGACGCAGAGGCAGAAGCGGATTGTCACCGGAAGGGACATGGAGAAATTCATTGAAGGAATCTTCAATGATATGGTTCGTCTTGATACCAAGCTTCAAGAAATTGAGGATTCAAACTACCGCCTTTGCAATTCCGACTACGTGTGCGCCTATTTTACACAAGCCGTTAAAGTGGAAGAGCAAGTGGAGAGCTTGAAGCAAGGCCTTAAAAACCTGACTGGTGCACAATACTATCGCTTCGACTATAACCACACAACCGTTTCCACCCTTCCCTCCTACAGGGCATGACTTAAACCCCGCCCCAGCTACCCTATTTATTAGAACCCTCAAATAACTCTAACCAAACAATAAAACACCATGAGAACCTACATTGAAAAATTAGGCAAGGAATACATTGAAGGCAGAAAAGAAAGTGGCAAGTCTCCCTTGCGGACCGGATTATACGGAGAGCGTTTGCGCTCCATGTCATGGAAGCGCACCCGACTTTTCTCCTATCAAACGCACGTTGCCACCGTCGACCGCCGAGGTAAAGTACTGTATATTACGACCAAAGAATATTCACAAACCACTACCCGGCAAATGCGGGATATGGAACGGCTCGCAAGTTGCAACGGCTTTCATATCGTACCTACCGAACGCGTTGAAGCCTATGCAAATATCCTTGAAGGACAGTATCATACATATTAAAGTAAAACCTGATAGAGTATTATCTTTTCTCTTAGAACCAACAAAGAACACTACAAAATTATGACTGCATTTGACATTGATATTAAGGGCAGGAAACGTGATGAACTTTCCCGCACGGAATGGCTTAAACTCACAAATCAAATCAATAAACTTCAACCTGCAATCTTTTCTTTTAAGGCAGGTGTAATATCCCATAGGATAGACAGGCCTTCCGAATGGAATGGAGAAGGAACGGTATGTGTTAAGCCGTACATGCGGCCCTACGCAATCGAACTGGAACGCACACACAATGGTGCGTGCATTGTCCGGCTCCACAAGTTGAAGTGGAATGGCACGGTGTGGAAACTTGCGGAAACGGCGGCTCTGACTGTAGGGGATGCTATAGAACTGGCAAAGCACTTTATTGCGGTGGTTAATCAGAACTGGCAGGAAGTGGGGTTGCGTATTGCGCAGGAAGCAGGGGCGGTGGACTTCATGGTGGACGGTAGCCTCACCTATATGCGCTTCCGATTCCTCACACCCGATAAGGAATCCATGAATAAACTTAACTCCATAAAGGTTCGCAAGCTGGCAGAACGTTTCTTCCTCCCCTGCATGGTGAAGTTTACGAGCAACAAATGGCACGATGAATTGAATCTGGAAACCGTGAAGCTCGTACTCCGTTGAACCCTTAGAAACCTCACATAGCTCTATAGTATGACCTCCGAAAAAGAATCTAACGTCGTCATCCTCCGCAAGAACTGTCTCCACCACATCGGGCGAGCCGATAGGCTTCATGCCTTGTGGAGCATCGTGGAGCACCTCCATTCGGTAGTGGACATTGTTGCCCTCGTAAGCGCACTGGTTTGTTTAGGTTATCTCCTTGCCACTGGTGAACTTCTCGTATCGTACCTTACATGGTGCATCATCATCACGGGCTGGTTTGTCTTCCAGCTACTGGTAGAGTGGGGCATTGACATCATACGCCGACGCCTAAAGCGGCATCAGTTGGAGGCAAATCGCCTCGCCCGTTGCCTTGAAGATATGGGATTCACTCGACCTATCTTCTAATTAGAAACCTCAAAGCACGCTAGAAATTATTATGGAGAATTTTGACCTAATACTTAGCCAAGCAGAAACCACAACTGGAAGGAAGCCGTACCCCGATAAGCCGAAAGAGCAGGACCCTCTTGCAATCAGCTTCAAAATATCTAGTCGGAAAAAGCGGATGCTACTTTGTCTTCAACAAACAATATCATCAAAGACTGGAGAAAACATCTTCCCCATACGAACCTATAGGTTGCCCTATTCTATGGTTGTCAAGGATATATTCATTTATCTGTGCGGGTACGTCCCAGATAGCGTGACCTTCGTAATATCTCGTGACGGCATCTTCCTTTACCTTGAATCCAGTGAGGACGGCTACCCAACTATTCGCTGGAAACTGGATATTTAGAAACCTCACATCGCTCTACAAAAACAAAACAGATATGAAACCTATCGCACTCGCTCAACAAATCATGCTCCTTCATTCTTGGGCACGGGATAATAATGGTCGTACCGGAAAACTTGGAAGCCCTATGGTTCTTCCTGCCCATGTCAAGGGAGAGTTCTATATTCCCCGGAACCCGGAGGATAATAGTCTCCAATCTGAACAGACCAAATTCCAGATTGAATCCTTCGGTATTGGGGAGGTATTCACGTCAGGCATCTTCTTTGCGGTTAGGACACTCTACGACCCGAATGCCTATGAGGATAGAACGGTGCGCATCATTCGTCTCAACTACCATAAGGTGAAGCGCGGAGAAAACCATGATTATGCCACCCTATTTTCCTACCATAATTTTTACGCCGTTAGGTATAGCAAAACCCTTTACGATGCTATGTTTAAGGCCCGCCCATCTCTTGCCTGCTCCGTTAAATTGGGTTGTATATTTCCTACGGAGCCGGGTGCGGAGATTCTGTCCATGACGCCTGACCACATGGTGCTTAACATGAGCACGCTATCTAAGGATGAAATCCTCTCACTCCACAAAGATTCCTTCCAATGCAATCTAAGAGTTTAACCCAACAATTTCTTGCACTCCTTCGGGTTTCCCGTTTAACTCGGGAGATAATGGAGGAACAGAAAAAAGAATACGAACGAAATCCAAAAAGTTATAACCACTACTATCAAGAATATGTTAGAACCCAAAGACTATCAAAAATATATCGACGAGGACATCAACCCCGGTGACTACATTGTCAGAGAACTGGGTGGAGAGTATTACGTGGGGAGAGTAGTCGAGCTTTCTCCAAACTTCTACAGATACAAAGTCTTAAATGCTTTCCCTCTGGGTGAGGGGGTTGTCCGTCATGAAGAAGCAATCAAATGTTACCCTACACCTCTTCGGAAGTTTAAGGAGGGGGACGAGGTAATTTGTAGAGAACATATAGGTAAATGGACTGTAATGGAGGACGAGAAGGATTCCGTTCTTGTTGGTATTAAGGATAAATGTACAGGAACTATCAAAGCAGTAACCCCTGCCTCTCTTCTTCTCATCAGGCCAATCGACCTGCATTATCGGTTCAGAGTTATCGACGGAGCTATTTGGGACTTCAAGAAGAACCAGTCCTTACGTGTCAACCCTTCATGTGAGGGAACAACTGAAATGGAACGTCTCTGCAATCTTCTGAATGAATTAGACAGAAACGAAGAAACTTCTCTTGACAAGTAATAAAACCCAGATACTATTATCCGCACATGAATAATACTACAGAACCAAACAAATTGAGCCTCGATAATATTCAGGAAGAGGTAGCCCGCATTCTCACCGAACCGAAGTCTATCATGTTGAAGGAAAGACTGCAACGGGAGTGGGATGCAGTCCCCGCATTCAACCTGCCCATCGACGCGCCTGCGGAGGCGGTTGCCGAGAAGGCTCTTGAACTGGGGGACTACGCCGCCAACATCTTTGATATTGAACCCCCGCCGCTGGCGGGAGTTCAGTTCATCATGGCAGAAGTCGCCGAGAACCTCGTCACTGTGAAGGAATACATTGCCTTCATGCAGGAGCTTGAGAACCCCGGCAAGGCGTGCAATATCTTTACAGATTCCCACGTCATGATTAAGGCACTCGTCCTCTTCATGGCCATTCACCTCTTGGTAGCGTATGCCAGTCAGAACGACCCGGACCGCATTGATGAAGAGAAGGGAGGCATCTCCGCATTCCGTCTCTTCTCCGTGGCGAGCAATGTAATTTCCATGAACCTGATGGAACAGTCTACTCTTACCTTCGTAGATAAGTCGGAGCTTGCCGAGAAGGAAGCTAACGCCCGTAAAATTATTCTGCCTCACGAAGCATAAAGCAATGGAAATGACTAGCGAACAGAAGAAATATCGTAAACTTGTACGGAAAATTATTCGGACAATCTGTAAGAATTTAGTGAAGAAAGCTAGCGAGTATAACACAGTCCCTTTGAGGATGGAGTATGTTACCTTATTGGAGTTTGTACTTATGCCTCCTTCAGATTGTCACAAGATAGTAGAGAAAGAACTTGACAATCTCATTAGTGAAGGTATTATTCCAGTCAGAAAGGAAGACGACAATGGAGATAGGTAATCCTAAAAACATGAGCGTGATGGAGTTGGAAGAAGTGATTGCTATCTTCAATAGCTCCTACTACAAAGAGGGGAAAACCCTTCTCCCTGACACGGTTTATGATACGCTGGTTGAAGAACTGCGTTCCCGTTCCCCGGAATCCAAGGAACTCGATAGTCTTGGGGACGACATACAACGGGGAGCCAAGACCTTCCGGCATCCTAATCCCGTGCTCTCCCTTGCCAAGATTCATGAGGGCAAGGACGGAATTGGTATGGACCAGCTTCGCGGCTGGATTGCCGGACGTGACGTCGTGGTTGAACCGAAGTACGATGGCCTCACCCTCGTTCTGTACATTGAAAAGGGACGGCTCGTCAAGGCCGTTACCCGTGGCAACGGAACCGAGGGGGAAGTAATCCCCCTTGATAAGGTTCTCTATATGGTCCCGCCAAGTTATGGCAATTACACGGGAGCTATCCGCGGGGAAGTGGTCGTAGCTAAGAGCGAAGAGGGGCGGGTGGAAAGCATGGGGTACTCCAACCTCCGCGCCTGTGCCGTTGGTCAACTCCGCAACAATAAGCTCAAGTGGTCTGACTGGCTCATTACCTTCATCCCGTTCGATGCAAGTCCCTTCCCGGAGGGTGTTGAATCCCGCATGGAACTGCATGGGTGGCTGATGGAAATGTTTGACCTCGTAACCCTCCCCAATGAATGGCCAGAAGGCGAAGCTCTGACAGATGAATACATCCGGGACATGGCCAAGTACCTGCGCGACGACATCGCATATCCTACTGATGGTATTGTGTTTAAGTTGAACCAGAAGAATGCCATTGCCGCGGCAGGGGAGGCTACCGCCCATCACCCGAAGGACGCGGTAGCCTTTAAGTTCAACCCGCAGGGAGTTGAAACTACCCTCCGAGATGTCATTTGGCAAGTAGGCAGAACCGGAGTTCTTACCCCGGTTGCTGTCTTCGATACGGTGAAGATTGGTGGAACCAACGTTTCCCGTGCCACCCTCTCCAACGTGGCTAATGCGGCCTCCTTCCACATTGGTGATACCGTGGAGGTGATTAAGGCAGGGGAGATTATTCCGTACATCCGCAAGGTTCGCGGCTGTGGCAATACGGTTTCCGTTGTCCCTCTGACCTGTCCCTGTTGCGGCTCCACGTTATCCTCTAGTGACCTCAACATCTTCTGTACCAATCCGTTGTGCAGGGATAAGGTAGCGGCCAAGCTGGAATACGCATGCGGTAAGAATGCACTGGACATTGATGGCATGGGACTTGTATTCTCACGTATGATTGCAGACAAACTGCTCGCCGGGGAGAATGATGTAGAGCCTCCGACCGCAGAAACTGCTTACCTCCACCACCCGTTCCTGCTTCTCATGTCCGGCACGATGGACAATCTCATCAACGGAATCCCCGGAACCCAAGGGTACAGAGGATTCCTTGAAATCGTGGAGGAACGGAAGCACCATGCAACCCTTGCTCAATGGATTACTGCGATGGAGATTCCCCATGTTGGTTGCACCCGTGCGGAAAGTCTCTCCTATGCTTACCCCAATCTCTACTCTTTCCTCACTCTCTTTCCCGAAGATTTAAGGAACAAGCGTCATGCGGAGTTCGGCCCCCTGATGACCGAGGCAATTCTGAATTACATGGAGACCGTGCCAACGTGGAACGAGATGACGGCAATGGTTATGACAGGAGATATTCCCAATGCCGAGGGCAATGTTCCCAAGAGCACCGCGTTGCGGGGAGTAAACTTCGTCATCACGGGAACCCTGTCCCAGCCTCGCCATGTATATAACCTGCTCGTTCAGGACATGGGAGGCACGGTCAAGGAGAACGTGTCGAGGAAGACCAACTACCTTGTTGTCGGTAAGGAACCGGGGGAGCACAAGCAAAAGATTGCGAGGCTCCACAAGATTCCTTCAATTACAGAAGAAGAATTCATGCAAATGATTAACCCTTCAATTACAAATGAAAAAAATTCCTAACGAATTTACACGCAACCCCTTCACCTGTCGCCTCATTTTCCGTGAGGCTGGCGTTGCCATCTATGAGCTAACCCATAAAGGAAGCGGGAAGGTAAACAATTATGAGGTTGTCATCGTCCGTCAGCACAAAGCGGACAATGATTTCATCAAGGTTAAAGCCGGAGATGAATACCTCCCCAGCACCAGTGAGTGGGGCCAGTATGGATGGACATTCCCCACTCTTGAACTCGCAAACTACAAAGCCAAACATATCATTCATGAACGTTCTATGGATAAATCAGGAAGTCACACTTCCGCTAACTAAATCAGTAATAGATAAACAGGTTGAGGCCGCAGAGATAATGGGTCGTATCTGCTATAAAAGCGAACCGAAGGGCGACCCCATTGCGTTTCTCTCCCGTATCATTAACCGCGGACACGAAAGTGTCATCGAGCACATCAACATCCCGGCAGTCCTCTCGACGGATAGAGCGGTGACACATCAGTTGGTGCGACACAGGCACATGAGCATCAGCATGGAGAGCCAGAGGTACGTCAACTATGACCGGAAGGGAATCATTTGCTTCGTCCGTCCGCAGTTCTTTAACGACGAGAAGGTTGACCCGAAGACCATTGAAGAGTTTAAGAATACCTGCCAGAACCTTGCGGAGAAGTACGTGGAACTTGTCCAAGGAGGACTGCCTCCCGAAGAAGCGCGGGGATTGCTTCCGAACTGTACGGCTACGGTGATTGGCGTGACTGCTAACCTCCGCGAGTGGAGGCACATCTTCCGTATGCGATTGGACGGTGCGGCCCAGCCGCAAATCCGTGCGCTCCTTCTGGCCCTCCGGCAAAAGATGGAATTGAAGTACGACCTCGCATGGGCATTCAAGGACATCCCCGTTGATACTAACCGACTTCATTCCGTTCCAGAACTATGAGCCGTATCAGTCTCAAGAAGTATCGGGAACAGATGGCGGCTAACATGAAAGCCCCAACCGCGAAGCGTCGAAGAGGAAAGTTCAAGTGCAAGAAATATGGAGATAAATTTTACTGGTATCGAGATAGCCCCGCGGAGCAAAAGAAGTTCTTGAGGGAGACAAAAGCTAACAAGCTTCGGTCTCGCATCATGCCTGAACATAAGCAACTTATCCATGCCTCTCTCCGGTCGAAGAAACAACTGACCGAGGAACAACTAACCTACGGTCGCATCCTTGCGTCCAATAAAATATCTACTGGTGCAGTTGGAGAAACTACCCCAGATGAAACCCCTAGCTGGATTAAGGAGGACAACTCCTTTTTCTTCCAGTTTAAATTTCATGGCTATTTCATCAAAGGTGAAGTCCCCGTGGCTCTTGTTGGAAGTTCCTCTGCGGCTCTGGAAATATGCAGGAAGGCGTACAAGTTCGCACGGAGAATTACAAGGAAGTGGACAGTCAAAGAAGGATGTTTAACTCTACCCTCTCCCCGCCTCTTCGTCATAGCCAAGATGTCTATTCGCAAATATATCAACAAACAAATTTACAAGCACCTCACAAAATAGTATGCACGCGCACGAAGCAATCAACGCAATCGTTTCAACCAAGGTAAACTCACAGGCTTTTCCCGACCTGCCGGAAGGAAAGGAATCCATGAACGATGCCGTCAACCACCCGAAGCATTACACCTCCCACCCCAGCGGAATCGAAACCATAGAAATTACTGGCAAGCTTCCCTTCGCATTAGGGAATGCCGTCAAGTATTTGATGCGGTCACAGTACAAGAAGGACCGTATTGAAGACCTCAAGAAAGCACGATGGTATTTGGAGTACCACGCTAAGCACTGGTCCAAGGTGTTTGAAACGTTTGACCTTTACCTTATCCTTGAACAGTTCAGGCGCACGGTGATGAGCCATAGCTACCAACGTAGTCCCGAAGATTCCATTCTGGTACGGCTCTTCTATATCTGGGCGCATGATAAGTTGGTTGAGGTAAACCCCGCATCGGAATTGCAACGATGTATCGGCGAGATTACCCAGCTAATAGAATCCCTCGAAGCGAAACAGAACTAAAACAAAACCCCCGGAAGGAAATATCTTCCGGGGTTTTCGCTTAGAACCCAAACAACTTACAGTCCAAACAGAATGATGTCGTTGCGGATTCTTTATACCATGCAGTACCTATGATGTCAATACCTAACTGACAGGAACTTCGTTTTTCTCAATGCTCGCCATCAGTTCGGCGAGCTTTTTCTTTCTGGTTTCGAGTTGTTGTTCGAGCCTCTCTATCTCTTTGACGTAATCATGGCACGCATGCTTGGCCGCATCCTCATAGGTGAGGAAGACAGTGTGGTTGAGATATCCGTTTTCTATGGTTCTGAATCGGTGGTTGATGTATTCGATTCTGACACGGGAAACGAAACATTCAAAGGCGACATCAGATACTTCAACGGCTCTCACTGTGGGCATGCCACCGCAATGTACGTTAATGAACACCGTGCATCCCTTATACAGGGGGAGCTTGCTAGCTTCTTCTGCGGTGAAGGTTTGGTTCTTCATACGGAGGGAAGTATGTACCAACTTGAAATAATGTCAAGGATTATTTCAACCAGCAGTCAGATTCGATATCGAAGTGAGCCTTTACGGATAGGTCGCAACCGCATAAGGTACAATAGAGAGGGGCCTCCCCGTTGGTCAGGTCTGCCCGCCCGGAAATTTTTTCCTTGAGGAATTTGCGGCCAGCTCCTTCGGCTCCACATGTGGCGCACCCCTGCTTCTCTAAATCCGGGGGAGGCGTAGAGGTAGCATACGGACAGGAGGAACAGATAGCATAGCGGCGGCGTGCTTCTGCCTCGTCTACAAATCTGTGTCCCCGCCGATACCAGAGAACCATAGTACCGAAGAAGGCCAGTACCTTCTTGGCACTCATGGGTTCATACTCCCTCCATTCAATCCCCTTATCCCCGCAGGTAGTACAGTATTGGGGAGGGAGAGAGGAACAGAGTTCTGATTCAAAGAGCGCAACCTGAAAGGGTTCTCCATTATTCATGAAGAGACGGGCAACGGATTTGCGAAGTTGTTCCAGTGAACCCGCGGAAACCTTGGTTCCCTTGAGCCTGACACTCATGGATTCAGGGACAACAAACTTCCAGCCACCCGGAGGTGTAACCATAACATGATTGGGGACTATACGAAAAGAGGGCATGGGAGAATTATAGCTCCCATGCCCCCGAAGGTCAAGGATATAAATCCTTGCTACTTCATCCGATTATGAATTTCCTCTGTACTCAATGCCCCATCAATCGGAATGCTACCCTTCTGCATGAGGTTGATAATGAGTTGCTTCTGCTCTTCGATTAGGCGTTTGCCCTCGTCCGTGGTATTAGACTTCTGCAATTCACGGTTGAGCTTCGCGATAGCTTCACGTCCTGCTTGCGGACTAATGACGTAGGGCATGATGCCCTGCATGGCCGCGCCGTAGGTCTTGGCACTCATACCGGAACTCTCAATCACGGAGTCCAGAACTTCCGAACGGATGGACGGGTCAAGCATGTTTGTAATTTCCGTAACGAACCGGACACTATTGACTAGCTTGGTGAAATTCTTCACGGCATCCGCGGTTTCCACGGCTTCCATGAGTTCCACATCCATCCCGGATTCCATTCTCTTGTAGAAGTCCGGACGCAGAATGCTCATTCGCTTCGACTTAGTGACCGCCGCGTTGGCATTCTTTAACCCGGCGGCAAGGGCTTCGGTCAAATCCTTTGGACGACGGAGACCAGCACCGAACGTTTGCAACAAGTATGCCGCGGTACTCATGTCAGGTGTATCGCTAGCAAATTGTTTACCAGTCTTGACTGCCCAGCCGTAGAAGGGAATCTTTTTATTGGCAACCGTCGCAACTCGTTCAAGGGCTTGCCATGTATGTCCACTGCCAAACGAGGGGTTCAGTCCTGCGGCCAACAGGATTGCGTTGCCGACTGCCGGGAGAACGTTGACGCTTTCATCACCGGAGAGGCTATGCTTGTAATTGAAGTCTTCCTCATTAAACAATTCAGAAGCGGCATTCAGAAGGAGGGATTCTTCGAGCACCGTATTTTCCAGCAGGTTTTTCAGTTCGGCAACCTTGTTCATCCCCCACTTGTCCACATCCATATCCATGAAGAGGCTGGGCAGGGTTTTGGCTAACACCTTGATGGTCTTGAACGGGTTCATGTATTCAAGGTTCAAATACTCGAACTCATGCCGCTTCATATCTATGATGCCAATCAAGTCCCCGAACTTATCATAGTCAGGAATTAGCCCACTGTCTGCCAGCTTCCTCATGACTTCCGCGTCGTCAATGATTTTACGGTCATCGTCATCTCCCAAGACACTGGTGATAATCTGTCGGGCAAACAAAGAAGAGACCGCAGAGGTTGCAGAAATAGTTCCTACGGAACCAGCGGCGCGGAGGATAGCGCGTCCCAAGAGGTAAGCCCCCTCCTTCTTCATGCCGTTATTGATAGCCCACACACCATCTACCCCTTCGCCTATGGCGTGGCCAAGGTTGTAGACTACGGACTGGGCGGTATGGTACTGGAACATGAAGAACGGAGCCATAACTATGTTCAGGATTTTCACCCACGAAGGAGTACGCGAACCCGTGGGGAGCAAGCTCTTCACCATGTGGGCAGTATACCTATCCACATACGCATTCCAACTCTGGTCAGTCTGGCTCGCGTCAAGGAGTATCTGGTCCCGCGCATTGGGGTTGGCCTTGCCTTTCGCCCGTGCCAGTTGTACCTTTAATTGGGTGTCGGCAATCGCTCTCTGGTTAGTGAAGAGAACAATCTTGGCCGCCGCGTCCGGCAAGCCATAGGCGAAGGCCATCGTTTTGATGGGCCATGCTACCACTTTGCCCGCCATCTTGGCGGCATCCTTAGCCACCTCGCCCTTCGTCCGTTCCTGTTTCTCGTTCAGAGCTTCGGCGAGTTTGAAGAAGGAATCTTCATTCACTTCTTCGAATTCTCCTGCCATCTTACTGAACTCGTCAGACTTCCAGACGTTGCGCAGGAACTCCCCTTGACCTGCGTCCAGCAGACCAAGCTCTTGCCAGTAGCGAATCTTCTCGTTGTACCTGTCTTCCGCGGCCAGCAGTCTATCCGCGGAAGCCTGTGAACCAAGGTCCTTGCCTTTGGACAACCGCCGCAACTTACGCAACTGAAGCCAGTCCCCGACAAGGTTTGCGATGTCTTTACTCCCCGTGAATGGAAGTGCACCCGCATGGGTCATTTGAGCTACTGTACCATATAAGTTACGTAACGTGGAATTAGGACTAGCTATTAAGACAGAAAGGTTAGCCAAGCTACCCGCCTTACTCCCCCATCCTTGACCCTTGCCGGACTTCTGCCAGTACTTGCGCACCTTCTTATAGTCGTCCGTCCGACTGTTCATGATGTCGTCGCTCGGCCTGTAGATGTGATAGATGGCGTCGGCTACATCCTTGTCGGCATATAATCCGTTCAACGCATTCTTCGTATTCTTCAAGGAGATTTCCACCATGTCGGGGGTACGGTTCGTGCTAGTCGCGGGTACGACTACACCCTGTGCCTTGAGCACGGTGGCGTACTCGTCAGCAAGCAACTGGTTCACGGCAATCTTCGACTGCATGGATATGGTATTCTGCAATGTCCCAATGGCATCCCCAATGGTGAGGTCGCTAAGTTCATACATAGCTTTCCTCTGCCATTCGGGCAAGCGTTTCCGCTGGGCCAGCGCATCTTCATTCGTCCTCTTCTTGGTCAGCACTTCGTCGATGGCCTTCATGGCATCGCTCACCGCAAGACGGGAGAGTTCCGGATATTGCAACACTTTCAAGTCGGTAGCGGAGATGACGTTGCCCATATTGTTTGCCCTCATGAGAATGCCCGCCTGACCCCGGAGAAGATTGAGCGTCTTGTCCAGTCGTTCTGCGGCATTCATATTCGGAGCGTTCCATATCTGGTCGATGGCCGAAGTCGGGATAGTGGGGATGGCCTTGTTCACTTCGGAAGCCACGGATGCCGGGGATTCAAGGCCGCCGATTTTGTCGGCAATCGTGTTTCCCGGAAGGCTGGAGAAGACATCGGCGAGGAAACTATCTCTGGCTTTCATGTCCAGAGTTTCTTTCATCTCTGCCATCTTTGACTTCGTGCGATAGTCTGCCTGTGCTATCATGCTCATGGCCTTGTTATACATGGCACTGATGTTGTGGCCGTCCCGCAGGTCCGCAAGCATTTGAACCCTGCCGAAGTTGTTCTGAATGAAGTCAAGAATTTCTCTGGTCCTGTAGTTCTTGGCTACACCTTCGAACAGGAGTTTATAATTCGAAGAGGCTCCCGGGGGAGCTGACACCAGCGGAAGTTTCAACTCGTCATGGAACGCGGCCAATGCTTGCATGTTGTCCAGCACTTGGCTTATGTTTTCGGACAACTCTGTCTGGTGCGCTTCGGCATGAGCGATTGCGGCTTCCTGCAACAACTTCGTCAGGCCATCATACTTCTGTGCCATCTCCCCGTTGGGATGTGCAATGATGTCCTTCATCGTCCGGGTGAAGTCTCCGGCATGGCGACCTACGGCCATGTAGGTGCGATGAAGATAATTCATCTCCGCGGCGTTGTTAGCCATACGGCTATCCCCAATGAGCTTGGCAATAGAGATTTGCGTCGCGGCAATTTCTTTACGGGAATCGGCGATGACATTGTAGACCAGTTGACCTACAACCCCTTGTGACAGAAGCCATTGTTCCGCGGCATCCCGCTTAGCCATATACTCTGCCTGTTTCTGACGGCGTGCATCGAGGATAGCGTTGTCCCGTTTCAGCCACACGGAACCAGCAGGAGTAGTTACGCCAGCACGAGTTACACCCGCTCTCTTTGTTGCAGCGTAGAAATCATCGTTGGCTTCCCGGATGATTTGTTTAGCTTCGGCCCGTGCCCTAGAGATGTCCTGAATCATAGGAGCAATGGCGGGGTGGTTTGTACTCTCCGCATAGAGGTAGTCGTTGCGAAGGTTGGACCACCTGTCCAGAAGTTCATCCATAGAGAAGGGACTGTCCACCTCGTTAATCATATCCGCGAGGTAGTTCTGCGTATCGCGGGCAAGACTAAAGTAGGAGGTTTCCAGATTGGCATCCCCTGTCGCGGAGATACGAGAGCCAAGGTCGGAGAGCGATTTGTGAATCTGCTGGGAGAGCATGGGGAGAGCCACCGTCTTGTCCAGCATGGCCCCATATCCCTTGACGCTCATGTCTTTAATCCGGCGCATCATGTCATTGATTTCCAATCGCCCTTCACTATTAAGCGCAAGGGAGTTGGCTAGACGCACCGCTTCCGCGTGCCTATTGACGGCATCGGTAACGGTCTTCTTAGCCAACGCGATACGGAAGTCGCGGGTCTGTTCGTGCTGGCGAACTTCTGCTTGGGCCTCTGCGTTAATGCGTGCAACGGTTTCAGGGTCAATGTCGTTGTCCATATTCCCCGACATGTCGAGAATGGACTTGCTCCATTTCTTTCGCGTGGCGGCATCCCAGCCCAGACTATCCGCACGGCGTTGAAGCATATCACCGATTTTGTCGATGCGTTTAATACTGCGCTCGTATGCCGCATTCACGTTGGTCCTTTGTTCCAGCACAATCAGCTTCTGTTCCTCGGACTTAACATTGATGCCAGCTTTGTCCCAGCCCTTAGACACGCCTTGCCATACGTTCTTAACACTAGTCACCCAGTTCCCGGCATTCGTACCGATAATCTCTGCACCCAGACCGAAGGACAGTCTTTGGGTCATGTCGGTCTCATAGGCCAACGGGTTGAAATAATCTACCTCATGGCTCATGGTGTAGTCCGTATCGTCTACTTTCCATGATGGGGTGCGAGGCATATCGAACCACTTGCCGGGGGTTATGTCCGCGACGCGGTCCACATAGGAATCCCATTCAGCCGCATTCTTGGCGGCGGTGGTTCCGTCCATGTCGTCCGCAGTTTGCCGCACATCTCTAATCAAATCCTTAAGCCATTCAATGAGGCGCACGTGAACGGGTCTCCTGCCCCCAGCCGCTTCGGCATAGCGAGCCAAATCCGTGAGGGTTACATTGTCTCCGCTCACCTCCGCAATCATGAAGTTCATGACAGGATTGGAGAACGCAACACTGGCAAATTCGTCCGGGCCACGGAGACCATAGTTGAGGTCGGAGGCAAGCGCGGCGATGGCATTCATCTCATTGATGTCCACGCTAGCTTCATACATAGCGGTGAGGCTATCAATGAATTGATTATAGTTCTCCGCAACTGCGCTTCTAATCTTGTCCATCCGCTGGGAGTAGTCCGCGTTAGTGGCACGAAGATGACGGTCAATGAGGTGGATGGCCTCATGCAGTACTGTTCCCGTTACGCTCTCAATCGCATTGTCCCGGTCCATGTACAGGTCAATGACACCACCGACAAGCTTCCCGTCTGTTCCGTTCATGTAGGTGATACTGGCGGGGGAGGCTATATTGGCAGGAGCATTGGTGGCTCGGATAGCCACGTCCAAACCAGCGGCATGCAATGCGCGGAGCACTCCGTCAATGGCCGCGGCCTGTGCAGGAGATGCCTTGACGCGAAGGTCCGAAAGGATGCCGTAGGCATTTACGCCCGTCCCGTCAGAGGGGAGATTGAGAGCGGAGACCCTATCCCCCCACTTGGTGCTGGGTGTCCCTCCCTCGCCCATGTTGTACATGCTTGCGTGCGGAGAGACGACAATGGTTTCTCCCGTGTTGCTCGTAACCAGCGGGGCATTAATCCCGGTCATCTCGTTCAAGGAGACGAGCTTGGTTCCGCGGTCAAGAGGTGAACCGGATGAAAGCCATGCCCCAGTGTTGGGGTCGAACGAAGTAATGGCGGCATCCAAGGTATCCACGGTTTCCACGGCTTCGGGGGTAACTACTCCCGTATCTACCATGTTAGTGACGGAGGCAATGGCTTGGTCCCTCTCCTTCCGTGCCGTGAGTTCCGGGGATTCCGTGGTAGCCGTGGGTTCCGTGGGCACCGGGGATTCCTTGGTAGCCGCGGCTTCCGTCAATCCGTTAATAACGTTAATGGCGGCATCGAGGTCTTCATCTCCTGTAGTAAGGATGGACAGGTCATCGTCTACTTCGATAACCTGAACCCGGTCTCCCATAGCATCAAGGGCTTCCGAAAGCATGGTGCGCATGGTGTCGAGGTTTTCCTTATTTGGGAATGACAGGGTATTGGGCAGGTCGTTAATGGCTTCTGCCATGAATGAGCTTGCCGCGGCACTGCCCTCGTAGGTATATATTTCGGAGGCCCGTTCCACTAGGTTGCGGAACTGGGTGAAATTGCTGATGCCCATACGGGTTGCGCCTTCCACCCATGCCTTCCGGGTTTCGTCGGAGACAACCAGACTTTCATGGGCAATGGATTTGTCCACCCATTCGCGGGCAACTTCCGCGGCATCCCCCTTCTCCCCGGCAATCTCGATAACCTTCTTTCCGGTTTCTACCAAGCTTTCCGGCACATTGTTTTTGGTAATGGCTTTGCCCGTTTCCTCGATGATGTTGCTCGCATCTTTCGTAATATCCGGTAGCATGGAAGTAGCATCCTTTACATCAAGGGTGGGAACGGCTTCGGTTTGGAAACGTATGTTCCCTTCCCCAGCTAACTGGCTACCAACGTAGCCGCCGATACCCCCAAGGAAAGCAATCTTTATAGCACCGCTAATCACTTGGTCAGTAGTGGCAATAGAGGATTCGGAGATTTCTCCGTTCTTCACCAGTTCAGTAAATGCCCATTCTTGGAATTCGTCTGCCAGTTCTTCGGTGGCTCCTTCCACTGCGGCCTTGCTCGTGCTGTACAGATAGGAAGCAACGGAAAGCGTCTTCTCCTTGGTAGTCATTTCAGACCACGGCTTGCTTCTCCATCTGGCCATCTTCTGTTCAAGGGTTTGGAATGGAGATTGACCGCGAAGGTTTTTAGCTCCAACAATCTTACGCATGTAGGAATCCACACCTGCGCGGTTGTTGATAAGCGTACTGCCAGCGGAGACCAGAGCCGCACCAAAGAGGGCACGCCTACTGGCAATGCTCTGTGCCCGGTTCGTGTTCTCGGCAGTCGGTTCCTTCCCTTCCATCTCCCTGTCATAAATGGTATAGAAGATGTCGGAGTAAGCATTCGGTGCAACCTGCGAGATGATGGTAAGGTTTACCCCAGCACCAGCTCCCGCCCTTTCAAGGCTCAAGGCCGCAAGGTTATTAAGGTTACGCTGAATAGTTCCACTCAAACGTCCCGCCAATCCCGGACGGGCGGCAGGGACCAAAGCTTCTGCCCGCTTCGCTACGACGTTAGCCGTTGCCCTCGCGAACTTGGTCAGAGCGGTACGTTCCAATGCGCGGCCAGCAAGGCCACCGATTTTACCAGCCCCCGCGGTTGCCACCATTTGGTAGCCGAGGTTAGCGATTTCCGCAGTATAGTCTGCAAGGATGTTGCCTCGAACAAGTTCAGCTTCCGCTTCCTGTTTTTTGTTCAGCTGGTCCCAGAGGGTGCGGGTATGTTCCATCGCCGCACGACTGCCGACTGCATTCTGCGCAAAGAGAAGAGCACCATAGGCGGCCCCTGTCCCAAGGTCGATGGCTTTGTGCGTGCCTATCTGGAACCCACGGAGAATAGGATTGATGTGAGCCTGTCCTTTCTCCTGCCACGCGGAGAGAATGTCCTCGTCGCTCTTGCCCGCTTCCTTCTGTTCATTGTAGAAATTCTTGAAGGAAAGGTACTTGTCCAGATACTTCATGCTTTCGGTCCAGATAGGGTAGACCCGCATGCCGAAACCAAGCCACGTATCATGGAGCGTTCCCAGCGTTTCATCTAATGCAATGTTGTCCTTCACAAGTTCCTGTGCGGATTTCGTGCGGAGGTTCTGGAACTTTTCAATGGTGCGATTAATGAGACCTTCGTCCGCGCCGCTAGCACGGAGAGCCTCAATGCTCTTGTCCATCAGCTTGTTGTCGTAGAGAGCATTGGGGTTCAGTTCGAGAGTGGCGTTCGTATCAACTTCCTTGGTGTGCGGGTTGTACGCAAAGAGACTGCCACGGCCTACGCCCAAGTCACCCATACGTGCGGCATGGGAGAGGGAGTTGAGGGCATCGCGAGTATTTTCAATATGGTATTGGGCCATGTATTCCTTCAACCGTTCGGGACCTACATCAAAAGAGGGACCCCCCAGTACGCCATACTCCCATGTGCCACGCCTCGTTCCCTTTCTCCACTCCATTGTACTTAATGGGTCAGAGGTCTTGCCCACACTATCTCCCGGCTGGAGGGTAAGCACATCCGCAATTTGTCCCCCCGTGCTTCGGTAGTTAGCCATTGCGCCCTTGACCGCATCCATGAGAGTGCCTCTCGGCGTAGCCTTGGCGACATAACCCTGAATCAGATTGGTTACTCCCGCTTGGTACAGGATGGATTTGGGAACCCCCGGAAACCTTGTAGCCACGGCTTCCAGTATAGCCTCACTCATGCCAATCTGTTCATCGGTCTCGAAGGTCAGGGGGCGGTCCTTCTTGCGACGAAGGTCCTTGGCAAGAACTTTGGCCCTTGCACGTATTGCGTCCATGTCAGCATTGGGGACTAAAGACAGAAGGGTAGAGGCCGCGGCTTCCGGATTGAGAATCGCGTCGCGAAGTTCGAGGTAGGGAAGGCCAGTGTAGTCTTCTTCGAGCCGACGTACCATTTTGTCTGCCGCCTCTATCTGTTCACGAATCCTATCCTCAACAGGCTTTTCTTTCTTTGAAGTTTGATGCCTGGGGATATAGATATCACCGTTCCGGGAAAGGTAATCCCCGTAGTCGCGGACAAGCCGGAACATTTTGCTGGGAGACTTAGAGAGGTTGGCGAGTTCAGCAAAAACATTCCCAGTAAATGAAGGTGCTGAATCAGAGAATTCGCCAACGCCAAGCTCCCCCACGTTCGTCTGGCTGGGGGTTTTCTTCTGCACGTTCTCCGTCGAAGCGGCTCGGTGCTTATTATAGAGAGACTTAGCGGCACGATAGTTGTCAATGTCTTCGCGCCTAATCGTATTGATGATGCTTTCTATTTCCTCCGCAGTGTAAGCAATGGGTGCGCTCTCGATGGCTTCTGCTTTAGGTTTACCTGAATAATCTAGATGCGAGTTGAGGTAATCCTTCCGGGCCTTTTCCATTGTGCTGGCAATGGATTTGGCCACCGCCTTTGCGTTACGGTTTCTGTCCGCGGCAATGGCGAGGAACTTTTCCGTTACGACGGGGTTCCCGTCCTCTCCCATGCCGAAGCCAAAGCGGGATAAGAATGCGGGTTGCTGGGGAGAAAGTTCGGAGGAAGAGACTGCGACGATGCCCGTGTTATTCGTAAGCTTTTTAATGGCGTCACTATCACCACGAGCGGCGGCCTTCAAATCAACCCGCGCATCTTCTCCGCTGTCTAGGTAGTTCTTTATGTAGTCGATTCCCTCAAAGGTGAACCCACGGTTTCCTTTGTTCAAGACATCAACGTCAGCCTTTTCCGCGGCGGTTTTCCATTGTTGTTCCGTATGGGCGCGGGTTTTTGTTTCCCATTCTACGTTACGTGCGCGGTCTGCCTGTTCAATCTGTTTCTTCTGAAAGTCCTCAATGGACTTAGAGACATAGTCATCAAACTCCGCGGTAGCTCCTGCGGCTTTCTCCGCGTGGGTCTGTTTCTTTTCCGCTAACCTTTGCTCGCGGTCTAGTGCTTTCTGTGCTCTGTCTTCCTGTTTCTGTTTTTGCGTCTCTTGCCACGTGGCGTGCCTTTCTGCGGCTCGCTGTTCACGCGCGATACTGCTTGCCGACGTCGGAGCGAAGTCGGACATATTGGCGGTACTAAAGTCAATGGCCATGTTTGTTGAGTGTTAGTCTAATAAGTTTGCCCCACTCATGTGGGTCTTCAACATCCTATCATGAGTGGGGCGAGGGTCAAGTGAAATATCAACTATGACAAATTTATTTTCGGAATTCCAAATGGGCGAACTCCGGACCTTGCATCAGTTCGGTATATAGCGCGAGCCTTGCTTGCGGGTCTTTCTTCTGTAGGGCTTGATACTGCGCGTACTGCCGCGCAAAGCGGGGGTCTCGGATGTTGAGCCGATTCCTGAACATGTTGCGCAGTTCCTGTTTTTTAGCCCGTTCCAGCTTTTCAAGGAGTTTAATTTCCTTGCCATACTTTTCCGGCTGGGCGTACATGGTTCGGACCTTGAGGTATGTTCCTGCCTGTGCTCTAGCTTCTGGGCTGGCCGTGTTGTCCTGTAGGGTTCGAAGCATGTACTCGGCAGTCCCGCCACCGGGACTGTTGGAAGTATCCACGGCGGGCGCACTTGTGGTTGAACTTCTCGTGGGAATGGGAGTATTGCCAGAGGGCAGTGCGTTTGTGGAGCGTGCGGAGGGAGACGGAGCAGAACCTTTCGGTAATGCCGCCGTGGTAGCGGCTGGTGCATTCTTGGTCACCATCTCGGCGTACTTGCTATATATGGCTTCCTGCCGTTCCTTCGGCATAGACTGGAATACCTTGTACCCTTCCGAACCGAGTTTATCTTGCAGATATTTTTGAGCCGCTTCCGTCGTTCCCGTGGGACGTCCGGTTGCCGTGGATGCCGTGGATGCCGTGGGACGTCCGGTTGCCGTGGGAACCACGGATGCCACAGGAGAGATGGTGGGCATCAATCCCCTGCTCACATTCTGGTCAACTCCCCGAAGCATGAGCCTGTCCTCCGCAGAGAGTTTCCCCGCCGCGGCTTGTTGCATGCCAGCCCGGAACGCCGCTTGTTGCCGCGCGGCGTAGCTTGCGCTATTGGGGTCAACCGCGCCCGGCACTGCTGGTTCCGTAATCCCCCGCCCGTAGGGACTGGCGGGAGGATTCTTAATCCCGTGGTTGCTATTGGCCGCGGCGATGGTGTTCATCTCCTTCGCGTCGATAGGCTTGTTCGGGTCGTTGTTATTCATGGGACGGAGAGGGATGTTGGGATTCGACTTCGGAAGCACCTCGTCCATCGTCTTCTGTTTGAGAGACTTGGCGGCGGGGATACCCCCGCTCGCGTTCATCTCACTCGATATGTCAGTCTTTTTGGTCGGCATAATTACATGAGGTTAAGTCCGGGGCACTGCATGATGCCGCCGTTCTGAATAATATTCGGAGCCTGATACGTACCCTGACGATATTTGCGCAGGTGGTCGTTCAGGTATTTGACGGCAAGGCCATAGCTGTCCGTCCCCATTTGAGTGTTGCCCTGCTCATTATAGACCACGGCCAGCATCATTGCCTTCAATGCCGGAAGACATCCGGGGTAGATACGAACCTCCTTGTCTTCCCATGCCGCGTCATCATAAATGTTGAGGGATAGGCCGCGCAATGCGCACCGTGCCGAAACCGTCATGACGTTGCTTGCGGGGTTGTCGTTGATACCGCTACCACCAGACAATACTGAATAGGTGCGGAGGTTCTGCTCATTCAGTCCCATGTCCAGCATGATGGCATGGTAGCCACTGTCATGCTTCGGGTATTCGGAACGGAACCAAGTGTTGCTTTCGAACATGGCCCGGTCGATGATGTGGTATTTCTTGCCGCTGGGCGACCATGCCTCAACGATACTGTCATATTCTTCGGGCAGGGAGATAGTTCCCTCGCGAGGGATTCCTTCAAAGTCCAAGGTTTCCACGGAATCCGGGGATACCGTGGCCTCATTCAGCAGGAGGTTCTGCGCTTCCTTCAATATGCGACGGAAGTCAACGTTGGACTTGGACGGCGGCTGGTTCGTAATGAGCATGCAAAGCTCGTCACAAACATTGCGATAGGTTAAATAGGATTTGGTAATGAATGCCATGAGATTAACTGGGTGGATAAATGGTTACTTTCTTGCACATCATGCCCCCGTTCCACGGGGATGCGTAATAGGAGGTCACGGGTTTCCAATCTGTGTGGGCAGTCCCCGGAAAGTTTGTATTAAACCCGCCGGGAAGCCACTTGGCGTCCTGACTGCCAATGGTTACGGATATAGTCAACGGGCCGTGGAGGCATGCGGGCAGACGGTAATCGCAAAGCGGCGAAGAGAAATACCCACTGTTCGTCGTGAATTGTACCGACGTCCCAAGACCCCAGCCTTTAGGCCATGTACCATCAGGGGAGAAGGCTTCCTCTACCACGGCGGTGCAGGGGCCGGAGTAACTGTCCCTCAACATCTTGGTCTGCGGGAAGTACTTGCCTTCCTGTCTGCCAGAGCGGTCGGGCCTCGTATCCCACGGAATCCACTGAACCGAACCGAACACGGCGGGGAAACTGTAGTTCATCGTCGTGGTATATTTTTTGTAGTACCCGATTCCCGGAATCTGCATGTAACTATCTACGGCGTAACAGGGGTTCACCCACTGGCGCAGGATGACGCGTTGAATCTTGTCGCCCGTCGTGACCTTGAACGTATTGCCTCGGAGCTGACATATAGTGATTCCGAACTGGAAGTACGGGAACTTCGCCCCATCATAGGTCAGGGTAATCTTCTCGGCAACCTCGGCATTAAGGATATAGTCCCCAACACGGTATTTAGTCTTCGCGCCGTAGGATGTATTGACCGTAGGTTCCGGCTGGTTAGGCAGTCCTACATTGCTAGTCGTGACTACCTTGATATCAAAGACCTTTGTCCCGTTGAGGAAGATAGGGATAACTCCATTGATGACGCCGCAGTAGGGGTTAGAGACATGTACGGTCATGTTCAGCTGGCCGTTCTCCACGTCAAAATATACGTTGCCAATACCGTTAGGCAGTGTACCTATGGTGAATCTCATCTCTGGGTTATATCCATCGTCTCGCTTGTAAATGGCCGCAGTATCCGAGACACCCAGCGGGAACACCCACGGAGCACTCGTTACATCCTCCGCATAGAGGGTATCCCGGATAATCGCCTCCATCCTAATCTTGTACCATCCGTTCTGTGTCATCCACGGACCATCGGGGTTAGGGGCGTTGTAAAAATAATCTGCTTTCATCGTGCCTGGGGACTGAACTCTGGGATAGCTGTTCTGGATATATATGTTCCACCAGCGGACCCCCTTAAACCGGATGCCCACATTCATGCCACGGTCAGCATCTTGGTTGTCCATACTAAACGAGCCGAGTAATGCGAAAGTATTCGCGAACTGGGGATAATTGGGGTCGTTCCATCCATTGATGAGGGACATGTTTTGGAGCATACCCGTTGCTGGGGATGAATCCTCAACCGCAGTAAAGTCAGAAAGGTTATATCCGATTCTGGTCCACGGCGTGTCGGGGATAGTAATGGCTACCTCGGTTTCCGGGGTTTCCAGCTTCCGGGCATAGTAGGCATTACCCACGGCATCCGTGTATTTGGTGAATCCTTCCCTCTGCCAGTCTGTGTCGAAGTCAGTGCTCGGATTGGGCACAATCTTCCGCAGTACCGGATAAACTTGGTTCGTAATTCGGTCAAAGGAGGATTCCCAGAACTCGTCAATCTGGTCGTAGGTGGTGCAACTCTTTCGCGTTTCCTTGTGGCTATATCCCTCACGGACTACTACAGAGGAATCGACGCGCCATTGGCTACAGTTTTCACTGGGGTCCGGGGGGTCAATCGCAGGGACGTCGCCATTCGCCGTCCAGTCAACAGACTGGCTAGTCGTCACGGTCGTATTGATGCACCGGACAAAACGGGAATCCGGGTTGCAACAATTGCCGGAGAGGGTGTTCTGTTCCTCCTTTTCCGCGATGCCGCTGTTCCGTTTGTACATGGATACGAGGGTGTACATTTGCGTACTCGGATAACTGCCCTTGTCCCAGCCCGCACTAACGGGCCTATTGTCCAGTTCAAGCGTGGGCATGTGGGGAATGCGGGCCTGTCCCGGTTCCTTCCCTCCACCATCGACGGGCCAAAGCGGCGCGGCCCATACCTCTCTCGATAACTTAATTGCAGTCTGTGCCACCCATTCAGATTCGGGCAGGGCCGTTCCCGGACCCCCTTCATCCCACACCGTATCTCCCTTCCGCCAAATGTTATAAGGGATGAACTCTTTAACCACCGGGCCGGGCAGGGTCTTGTACACGCGTACCACCTTACGAAAATACTTTCGCAGGTGTTCTTCTCCAAACTGGACTACTTCTTCAAATACCAGCTGGGCATCGTAGGCCGTGTAGAAGTGCTGGTCATAGAAGTCAGGGTCAAGCTTTTCGTTGCTGGGGTCAAACGAGCCAAGGGGAAGCGGGGCATACGCGGAATCCAAGGGTTCCACCCACTCCCGTGTAATCTCGTAAAAGTCTTTCAGCTCGTCGGTGTCTGCATCGGGTCCCATGAACTTACCCGTAGCGGCAGTATCCTTTAAGGTATAGCCGTCACGAATCTTCTTCATGTCCTGAATGTTATACCGGAACTGCTGTTCCGGCGGGACCATGTAGTAGAAACGATAAACGTGCTGTCTCGCCGCCTCGTTGACGGGTTCGACATGCACAAGAACTGCATCCCGCATGAACGGAAGGAAGGTCGTACCCGCAGTAGGTACGAACGGTGTTCCCAATTCAATGGTAATCTCGCTGGGATTCTTGGCAATCCTCTCAACGAAGAACATCACGTTTTTTACCACCGGAGTGGGAAAGTTAATTATCGGCTCACCCATTGGCCTGTCAGGACTGAACCCATTGCGCCACGAGGAATCCGTGGTTCCAATGGGTATTGTCGGAGGCTGTGGAGTGGAGGCCGTGGTATTAGGAATTAAGGCCATTTATATTGGATTGAAAGAAGGGCATGATTGCACCGGGAAGCGGGGTGTCCACATCATGCTAATATGCCCGTTCAACGTTAATTGCATTGGTTCTCCCCGCGGAAAACTTACTGTCTCGCCCCGATAATATGTTCGGTTCGTTCGCCTGTCAATAACATATCCTTGTATGACAAGTAATTTATGGCTTCTCTCCGCATCAATAATTCTTGGCAGTTGAACTTCTTCACGAGTTTTAACCTGTGTGACCGAAGAGGTAAAAGTTTCTCCGTCATAGCGTATCCCTACTTTCCCCCGTAAAAAATAGGCCCATCGGTTTCTGGGCAGTTTTAGCTCACCCTCGCGACCAAAGGGAAGGGAGGCATAGAATTGATTCCTTGAGCGGAGCCTTTCAGTACACGCATGGATGCTTTCCTGTAACTGATTAAGATTCTGGGTCAACTCGTTTTCGAGTTGTTCCTGCTCTGGATTTTTTCGGAACAGATTGAATAGCTTCATGTCTGTCGGAGGGGGTATCTTGTTGCGTAATTGCGCGGAAGGCACAATCCATTATTGCTTCATGGTCGCTTCATGGTCGCTTCGTAGGTTGTCTATTTTTCCATGTAATTGGTCTAGAGATTCATCCAACTCGGATATAACTCTTAGAGCCTCTTGCAATAGTATGAGAAATGACTTCTCCTTGTCAAGACTAAACTCTATCTTTTTTGAGAGATACTTATACGCCAGCTTTACTGCCACGTAAATAACTCCCACAAATACGAGATATGCGGGAGACATTTCCTCGACGATACGAGTGAGAAACAAAGTCCATACGTTACCGTCAATGGTGTTTAGCTGTGCGACGAATTTAAACACGGCGGCAAGGAATTACCTTGCCGCCATGTTATCATTTGGGGTTTAACGGGTCAAGAAAATTCCCCGACTATTTCCTTGACAATAGGGTTAGGGCATAGGCATGTCGCGCATCGCATCGGTTCATCCAGCCCGTAAGGAACTTCGCCTTCACTGGATTGGCCCTTACAATGGAGTGGTAGCGGGCACGACAAGCGCGGTCCAGCGAATCGAGAACTACCATTTCCTCCCATGATAGGACGGCGTCCGTCCATTTGGCTTGAGTAGTTTTTCCCCACTTGCCGTCAATATCAATGTCGAGCATGCGCTGGACAACCTTAGTCGTTCCCGCCGTACCCATGTTGAAGGTCATGTCACGGAGCATGAATTCAATGGGGTAGCTTCCTGCAACACCCTTAGAGACTAGTGGTTCCGTATTGGCGAGAACATAGCGGAGGCATTCGTCCCATGCCTCTTCTCTATCCCCCCGGTCCAACATGGACTTGATTAGATTGAATTCCTTAGGTTCAATCCCATCACAGATACCGGCAATCTCCCACGTGCCGCCGCCGTCGCCAGAGGGGAGACGGGTAACGCGCAGAGAATCGGGACCTGTAATCTTATAGTCCTCCATGTTGAGAATCTTCTTGGCCATTCCTTTGCGGATAATCTCTGCCGGGGATTCCACGGGACCCACGGATTCCACGAATTCCGGGACGTCCATAGGTCCCACGGAAACCGTGGGTTCCGGTTGTATCTTTTTCCATATAGCATCAATGGTCTTCTCCCCAAGGATACCGTCGGGTGAAGTTCCCGCCCACTTCTGTATGTCCTTTACTTTGTCTTTCCTTGTCATTAGTTGTTTCTACTTTGATTTCGTCAGGGGTTAACTTCCCCAATGAGATTTGATGGTTAATGATGTCCGCCATCGACTTGGCAATCTCTTCGGCCCATTGATTGAAATGAAGAGTTCCCAACGGGGTGGGTATTTCATTGGTAATTCCTGCGACAACATAGGTGTCCAACTTAACCCGAACTATATCCGAGAATACTTCTACCTTGGCTTTCGAGGGTACGGGTTCGACTTCATACCACATGACATCCTGTATCTCTTCGTCTTCACTATCTGCTTGAGGGTAATGGACATGGAGGACACCAGCATCATCCTCGTCGGATAATACTCGGAGAATTGCATCTACCGGGATGCTATCCCCACAGGTTCCGCATCTACCCGTATCTACTCTGCGAACGATGTCCCCGCACTTAAATCTGGCTTTCATTATCATTTTTCGTTTGGTTTATGTCTGGCAACATGACATGCTCGTTAAGGTCCTCAACGATTTGATTAGCCCAGTCCACCACCTCACAACACATATCGACCTCTTGGTCGCCCAGCTTATATCTGGTAGGTATGCGGAGAACGGGCCGATAGTTGAAGAGGATGATAGCCTCGTCCTGTGTGTATCGGACGAAGACTTTATCGTTGGTCATTGGTGTCGTCCCTTTCGACGAAGGTAATTCCCGTGTCAGATTCTTCCGTCGTTAACTTCTTAATCTTGTCACGAAGTTCGATTGCCATTTTGAGGGCGCAGTCTCTTGTCGGAACTCCCTTCTCGTCCTCCTTCTTGCAATAGGGGAACAGGGCGATACGGTAGTTTCGATGAATCACCGCAAGGATTCCTGCTCGCGGATATTCCATTAAGAAGGTTTCCAGTAAATATTTTTCGTTAGTCATTGGTGTTGTTCCTTTCCCGTTTGACTAGTTTAAATCCCTTCTTGGTTTTGATGGTGGTGCTCTTTTCAATTTTGCGGACGAGCTTTTCAGATAGCTTCTTTGCTTGCTTCTTGGTGAAGAATCCTCCCTCACCTTTCGTGCAATAGTTGAAAGTGGCAACGCAATGGTCTTCGAGCATGACCCGGAACATTCCGGGAAGGGGGTCGTTTATGGTAGTAATAGTCAGAGTATTAGTCATGGATGTTGAAGTATATTTGGTTTAATTCTATTCCCTTAGGGGTAAGGAAAGTTCCTCGGCTAACAATGTAGCGGGCAACTTTCGTTGCCAGTTTCTTTGCCGCTTTCCTGCTTAGGTAGAACGGTACGTTCTCGTCGATGCAGTAGTAGAAACTGGCAACGACATTCCCATTATGGACTACTTCGAATTTGCCTCTCGCTATATCTTCGAAAATTCTTACGTTATCGTTCATGGTTTATTCCTCGTGGATTGCAATGTGTTTAGGAAGTAGGCCAATACCCTTCGTGGTTGGGATAGCCTCATAGGTAAGAAGGCTACGAGCAAATTCTTTAGCCATTTTGATGGCACTATCCTTGGTGAGGTATTTGTAATCTTCTCCTTTTTTGCGGTAGAAGACTTCCGCAAAAACGATTCCATCATACTTCACCTGAATAATCCCTACGTCAGTGTAGTCTATTACGGCTAGCTTATACATAAGTTGTCTGGATTGTTTGGGTTAAACAGTTGTGGTTTCTGGTTTCGTGGGGTCCCCAGGAATGGCAATCTCCCAACAGAAGGAGACGATGAAATCGTTGCGAAGAGTTACCTCTTCTCCGACTTTATACCACCCATCAGGGAGTAGATAATCTCTCTTCATATCAATGGCGGCTCCTGCCTCTATCCGTTCCAACGCCATGAAACGGTAGTCCCATTCGTTGTTTTCCGTCTTAAAGGATTGCAGGATGAACCAAGGGGTAACGTCGGCATCTTCATCCCTATTCTCGGTTTCCTCCCCGGTAGATGTTCCTACGACGCGGGCACAATAACCATTCCTCATGTTCTCCAAGGCAACGCCGAAGGGCAGGTTGAAGTGAGTGAGGGAATAGGCAATAACGCCCCACGTCAAGGACCGGGCGCGGGAGCAAACCCCGTCAAGCCGTGGAAGTACCGTGGCTATTACTTCGGGGTTGCTCTCCGGGCCGTCGGAACAAAGAAAAAATTCTCGGACGCGAGTTGTTGTGGGCATGGGTTCTATTAGACGTAATTGTTCAGTAGTCCGTAAATCTTTTGGGCACTCTGCTCGAAGTCCTCTGCCAGTTTCCTTAGCGCGGGTTCATTCCCGGCAATGGTGTAGAGGTAGGGAACGAGGTCATGTAGGATGACATTTCTGTATATGATAATGCAATTGGTAGAAGTATCAGGCAACACGGGGCGTTCCAACATGGGCTTTACCGTCCAGTTGCGGCCATGTAATCCGAGATAGGTTTCAATGAAACTATCGGCAATGCCGCCCAATTCTTCTACCGCATCGTCGTATCGTTCATGATGGAAGCCACTACTTGTCTGGTAATGGAGGACCTTCAGGACGGGGTAGAGTTGCAGGATGTGAGATAAATCCAATTTCATGGCTAGACGATTTGAAGTGTGAGGGGGAAGGTGCGGGTCCAGTCAACTGTATCGGAGAACTCAACAGTCATCCAGTAGGTCCCGGCAGGATATTCGGCAGGGTCTAATTCAAAGAAGTCGGTGGGGAGGATAACGGTATCGGCAGTGCCTCCGGGTTTCTCCGGGGCCGTCATGCCAGACGCGACCGTCTTCCATACAGGTAGTCCCCCAGCATTGAGCTGGGCTAACTGAAACTTCCATGTAAAGGGGCTTGACGTGGAGACGTTGCCAAGAAGGGCAGAGGCATGGGAGATATTAAATCGGAGGTCTCCCTTAAATCCTGCGCCAAACTGGAGGACAAGTGAGGATATTCCATGCTGGACTTCCAATGAGGCGTCTACGCTTACCTGTTCATATCGAGCCTTGCGAATGAACTGACCAAGGCTTCCGTCAAAATATAATTGGTTTGTGTTCATGTGGTGAATGAAGATTAGCGATTTTATTTGACCGTGTCAACCATAACTTGCACGCGCCGGGGATAATCCGCAGAACAGGGGGCGGTGCTCGCGTTCTTTTCCCAGCCGCGTTTCACGGCGACGTCCAGTACATCTTTATCGTACTGGTAGTCGAGGCTCACCCCGAAGTGACCAGCGAACGCGTCATGATAGACGAGGTAGGTATTGCGCATCCTCTTAATGGCCTTAAGGTCGCTGTCGTGCCGGAACCCCCACACGCTACCATCAACGATGCCAGTCCATTCAGGATAGTCTGCGACGTTCGTCCGCTTCAATCCCATGTAGGCAGAGATGAAGATGACATCCTTCTCGGTGACAATTTGGCTGGCCATAACGTCGAGGAGGTCCGCTTCGCGTACCGGGCATTGGGTGTCGAGCACCATGATATTCTTTCCCGCATGCTCTGCGGCGATGGAGAGGATAGCCTCGTCGGGCGCGTCAGGGACACGGGCAACGTTCAGCCCCTCCGCTCTGGCCCATGAGAGAACGCCGAGGTCTTCGGACATGACGGTAACGTTCTCGCCGGGAATGTTCAGGGATTTAAGATAGTTGACTGTGTAATGGATTAGGTTCGATTCCCTCTCCGGCCAATGGAGGGAAGGGTTATACGCGCTAATAATATAATGGAAGTTGTTGTCCATGCCCGCTATCATACACAGGAAAAGATTCTGGTCAAGAAATTTTTAATTGGTATGACACAGCCGTATCACAACGAAGGAACCCACGGAACCCATTGTGGCCATTTGGCCGTGGGTTCCGTGGGTTCCGTGGGAGTTTAACGTCCTGACATTTCGATGTACGAAATCGATAAGCCAGTTGTACTGCTATATCAAAGTGTCGTGAACTGTAATCCCTTAAACCATTGATTCATTTGGGAGATTTCGGGAGCGGCAACGTAGGGGGTCCAACAGTAATAACTTCCAAGGCAGTCAACTTCTACTCCACCTATCGTGGTGCTCCATGTGACTGTTCGCATGGAAGCCTTATTCCCATTCGCCCAATATTTAATGGGGTAGCCTACATAGGCAAGTATCGAAAAGGTCTGCCATACACCAGAGGATGTTTTTCTCTCATACTTGAAGCTTAAATCGATACTTACATCCAGATAAACTGCTCCACTTTCTGATTCAATATACCACATATTATCCATAAATCCGCTTCCATAATGTGGTCCGTATATACTGTTTTGGTATAGCCAGCCGTCGTCATAGTAGGGCCAATCGCGGGCTTCCTGCAATGTGACTTCATGTGGAGTAATTTCAGTTCCTTCCGGCACTCCCTGCCATGCGAACCAAAGTGCTGGCTCGTATACTCGATATTGAGTACGAGCATCGACGCCTCCGGGAATGCCATTCTGACTAGGCAACTTCGCCGGAAGCGCGATGGAGTTAAATCCTTTCAATGTGTTGAAGACTTTCCACGCGTCCACAAGGTTCTTGCACTTAATCCCCGGTTTATGCGTTGCGTTTGGTGAAATAGCTACGGCTCGACCTAGAGGTACAGGAAGCCCGGAAACCGTGGGTCCTTGGGTTCCATACCACAAACTACTTTTATATTGTTCAGTGTAGTCAGGATTATTCTTCCTCATTAAAACCGAAATATCCTTCGACGAGTTCGTGGGGAGTAAGAGGTGAGACTTCATGGTGCTACGGTAGAAACTTCTGCATATTGCCCAACACGTCCGCTTACTCCATCCACGTAGCCACTATACCAGACGGCGGCCAGTCCAGTATTGACCAGCTGGGATTTCACGGTTGCGTCGAGACTATTGTCCTGCGGGTTTCGCGTTACTGTCAGGATGGCAATCGCGCATTTGCTCTTACCCGTTCCCTCGGCACTCTCAATCGGAGTGATTACCTCCTTACCATCCCACGGCTTATCATCAACAACCAGCTTGGCGTTCGTCACGGTATTGGCGGGCCAAGTGTATTCCCATTCAAGGAGTACGGGAAGTTCACCGTCGGTTACGATTTCCTTCTTAGCCGCGCCGTCTTTGAACCCGGCAATCTCCACCTTCTTCCGTTCGGTATCACGGAAACCGCCCGGCTCGATAACTGCGTAGGTATGCCAGTTCTTGTTTGCGTCCTGCTCCTTAGTCGTCGTGACCTTGTATGGGAACTTGCCGCCACCGCCGCCGCCTCCAATGAAGATAGCACCTCGGTGAAGTTGCTGGATATATCCGTTCCTGCCCTTGCTCATCCTCGCAATGGGGACGGAGAAGTCCGCGCTGGTGTCTTTCTTACTAGACACGGTGGAGGACTTGCGGTCGGATTTAACATTGACATACCAGATAATATCCTTATCCAATGGTGCCTTCTCTCCACTATCCACTGCCTTCAACGTCCCCGGCGCACCACCAATTTCATGCACCTCATTATCATCAATGACAACACCGCAGGTGTACATGACCTTTGCGTTAGGTCCGGAATCCGTTGGGTCATACACGACGGAGAACATGCTCTCTTCCCTGTTGCGCATGAGGGGGTCATCATTATATACCGGGGTATGGAACGTCCCTATATCACTATCCCCATAGACAGGGGCAATCGGGTCCGGCATTGAATCAAACGGCGGGGCCTCATTAAACATCTCCGTACCCACGGGAACCGAGGGTACGGGATGATTAAAGAGGTCAGGAGCTTGTGGAATCTCGCTGTACTCTTCTGCCATATTATTTGCAGTATTCTTTGGAGGGGATTACCACCGGACCTGCATCCGTCTTGGGCTGTTCCTGCGTAAAGGTCAACCTTCCGGGGCTAACGATTACACAGGATTCTCCATTGCAGATAACTGCGCGGTCCTTACTCACATCCGCGTAGGTGCAACTACTCTGCCCCAATGCTCCAAACATGGCTAAAGCTCCAAGGGCGGCACTAATAATCCCGGAGATGATAGTCTTGTACTTGCCGGGTACACCAAGCTGGACACAGTACTTCGCCGTCAGCTGGGCAAAGATGTCAGCCTCTCCCTTGATTAGTTTGCCCGCCATGTTCATGTAGGGCTTCTTCTTTACCGCGGTGAGCTGGTCCCACGGGGTTGGAAGTTCAGCCATGCTATAGAGCTTGGCCGCGACTTCTGCCTGTTCATTGAGATTATTTTTTTCCATGTCGTTGATTAGATTGTTTGTGGCCGGAAGATGTCACGACAGAAAGTGATACCTTTCGGAGTTAGTTTACTTTTAGTTTGTTTCCTCGACCCCCTCACTCCCTCGTATTCAATATACCCTTTTTCTTCCAGCTTGCGCAGGACATAGTAGAGAGATGATATCTGGATGCGAGTACCCCTGCTAATTTCCGGGTTACTATGCTCACTCTCAAATCCATTGGCGTGCATGTACAGAAGAACACGTATGTTATCAATGGTGAGGGAGAAGTCAAGGAGGTCGATATTCAGAAGGAGACCGAGCAAGGTTTGTTGATTGCTCTGGCCCTTCTGCACTGTTCTGGTTGTGGAGTAGGTCGTTCTCATATGCCAGAGCTATCTAAACCCAAATGAGAAAGGAGGTCAAGCAAATTGTACGCAAACCGTGTCCTACGACCGCGAGGGTCGCTGTCGTCACGATACCGTACACGTTGAACCTTGCCCCGCTTGAATAGGGTGGTCAGATACGCCGGAGACTTCAAGCCCGTAGATTCCAATGCGGTAGCTACATCAACGTACCCTTCCGGGATGCTGTCATATAGACCTTTGACCTGCATCTGAATATATTCATTGGCTCCTTCCCCTTCCCAGTACATGGTATGCCCACAACGAACGTGTTTGACCTTCAATCGGTTCAGGGCGTGAATTACCCACACGGAGCTTCTCCCGATTTTATCGGCAATCTCCCCAGTGGCAATGTAGCCCCGTGGCACGTTCTTTACCGGGGGAGTACTATGCCGCGGCCTCCGTGGATGTTTCAATCCGGGATGGACGATTAGTCCTCTACTGTTCTTCTTCATGCAGGGGTTAAGTCGTTGTCGTTATTGTTCTCGATGATGTAGTAGAAGAGAATACCGAGAAGGAATCCAGTGAGTGTGTACATGCGTTTAGCGGGTGAATTTGACTGCATGGTTCAATGCGTCATTAGGGATTAGGAGGATTTCATCCCCGGTCGTATAACTACCGTTGTACGGTACGACAAAGGAATATCCTCGTTTGAGGATTGTATCGAGTAGCTCTGTGTCAGAGGCTAGACCGACTTCGATAGGGGAGAGAATGCGCTCGTCAATGAGGAATTGGCGAAGCCCTTTAATTTGTCCGATGTATGGTAGGTTCATGAGATGAAATGTTATGCGGCGAGGTCTCCCTCCGCGATTAGTATGGAGTTAATGGGGAGGACGAATCCTCCCCCGCTAATGGTTATCCAGTGGTCGTTCATTTTTCTTGGGACTTCATAGTTAATATGAAGCTATTCCAGCGGGCTACCGCTTCTTCGCGAGTGCGGCCATGAATGGAAAAGCTATGAGGAAGGAGCTTGACCCCGTTGCAGACGACATAGCAATGTTCCTCTCCGGGATAGATGGTTTCCCCCACGACCTCCGGGATTTCTCCGCAGTAGAAGCAAGGACGTGGATGGGCGTCGCAGGCTTCAAAATGCCGTCGCACCTCTTGCCCCACTCTTTCGACAAACATATCAACAATATGCTTCGGCACAATTTCTGTGACCCCGGAATCCGTGGAATCCACGGGTCCCCCGGTGCCTTCGTCCTCGGATTCCGTGGCTTCCTCGTAGTTCAGGGGATGGTCCAGCCCCTCGTCGAAACAGGAAGCACAGGGTCCCACGGTTCCGGGCAAGTCCCCATACTTACAGGTAGCGCAGGGGGAGAGGACATCCTCTTCATCCCCTTTATCCTCTTCATATTCCGGGTACTCAATTCCCCGCTCCTGTCGGCAATGAGAGCATGGAGGATTGCAACGGAGGTTATCCCGGTGAGTGCAAGTATTGCACGGTTCGATGACATCGTCGTTCTCGTCCGTACCTTCGGCACATGGCGCAGATTCATCCGGGGTATAATTCTGATAGCCGTTGCAGGAGATGCAGGGTTCCTCTTCGATAGATTTCCCCTTATATTTACATGTCTGACAGGTCTGCCCCGTCATCTCGGCTTCTCTCCGCTTTGCTTCTTCCCGCTTCATCATCTCCACCTCTACCAACTTGTTGGTATCGAAGGTGTAGCAGGGAAGTCCGGGAGTGAGAGCACACTTCTGGCAGGGGGATTGCACCAGCAAGGTATCACGGAATTTGCAGAGGGAGCACCTCCGTGCATCCTCGCTTGCCGCGGTGTCCGTCGCTTGCGTGGATTCCGTGGATTCAAAGTGGCTAAAGTACATGTCACAACTGGCGCAGGGTTCCGCGGTTTCGGGGAAGTTGCTGTATGCGCAGGTCCAACAATTTGGTTCGTCGGTCATTTTCTTTTGATATGCTTCTTAATGGTTTCGATTACCCACAGGGTGAATAGGACGAGGATGCACAGAGTAATTCCTATCCATGCAAGGATGTCAGTAATACTAACAAATATCGTTGTGGTCATGGTGAATGTATTTGCTGGGATTTAGTAGGAATAAGAATAGAATTCTTACGAGGATAGATGTACTCGTTATGATACAGAATGCAAGGATTAAATTGAGGAAGAGTGTCATACTCCTTCCTCCTTCTGCTTCATACCTGCCCTTAGCCCAGCGTAATACGCGAGGACCATTCCGAGAGCGGCGATGCTCATGGGACATACGATGAAGATAATGAATAAGAGGTAGGCAATCATGGAGGTTAATCGATTAGTTTGAGGTCAAAGAACATAACGGTGTTGAAGTAGTTGACGGTTACTCCATCGATAGCTACCCAGCCATCGCTGTCTTCATCATCGTAAACCGCGTACTCCTGATAGGGCGTAGGCTCTTCATCATAGCTTACCCAGCCGCGAGGAACGTATTGTACCCTATCCCCTCTCTTGAACGGTCGCCGGGGTTTGGCGGCGTTAGTGCAACCAGCGCGGACAGATTCTTCTGGCGCATCTAGAATTTCTTCCATCTGGTTAGCAGAGGCCCACTCCGCTAATCCTCCCGAATAGCGTACCTTGTACGGGTAGGAAGAACGTTCGTTGTCGATTTCCACGACGCGACCGCAAGGGCCGCCGTCGACGCGGACAATCATTCCGAGTTTAATTTGATTCTTTTCCATGTTAGAATTTGATGTTTGGGTATTCGCGGTAAAGTCGATAGCGGGTCATCCACATGAAAACCCCCGTGGTTATGTAGTTAGATACAACAATAAAGAGATACCATGCGGCAATCCATGCGGAGATAAGAGAGAGGACATAAAGCGGAGGTGCGGGAAGAGTGAAGAGGCACTCGGCAATGATACTTACAGTTAGTCCGATTAGCCCAAAGATAACCCACTGAACCGAGGTATTGAAGATATGGTTGTATATGTTCTCCATTTCCTTGCGCTCATATAGGGTATACTCGCTTCCTCTCGTCCGGTAGCTATTGGTCTCAATACCAATGAGCTTCAAGTGAGCTTTCAGCCTCTTGGCCATCTCGGTGAGGGCAGTACCTCCTAAGCCGCGGAAAGCTACACCCGCAAGCGCGAAAAGGCCCGCAAGCGCGAAGTATTGTGTGGTTGATAGATGCAATGCGTTCATGATTGTTCTCCTTCTTGGTTACTCGGCTTGCTCCATTCCCCACGGCCATTCAACTATCCTGCTGGGTTCAATGCTTCGTCCGTCTTCCAACAGGATGCGCATGGAGACGCGGGTTCTTCCTGCAACGATTCCGGTATGCCGACGGAACATACCATCGAAGTACTGGATTTCGGAACCGGGTTGAAGACGCAGAAGCGGAGGACAATGGTCAATGAAGAATCGAGCATTATTCCATGCCTCTTCATACGCTGTCTCCGGGTCATCGTTATCACATCCTTGCACGGCCAGTGAGCAACTCACACATTGAATGAACTCGTAGTTACCCTTCCGTCTTTCTTCCAGCAGACCGCCGCAGATAGGACAGAACAGTGGGGGATGTTCTTCCTCTGGGAATGCCTCATCAAAGGCCTTCTCAACTACTGCTTGCGATTCTACGGATTCATCGCGAAAAGAGAATTCGCTCTTGGTAGGAATGTTCGTTGGGGCCGTGGTATTGGCTTTAACTATTTTCGGGCTAAGGTCTGACATATAAACGTGTGTCAAGCCATTGGCCTCGTCAATAACAATCTTGGTTATCTGTTTGGGGTTTGATGTCTTGGACATGGCACCACCATATAATAGTTTTATTATTTGTCAAGAAATTATTTCAATAAAAATCCCCGGAGGGGTTAGCCTCCGGGGCGATGTGCTACTTGCGCTTCCAGCCAAGTAAGTCAAGAAGTTCGAGTAAGCTCATGATTATCATCCTTTTGTGAAGAAGTTAAAGAAGGATAGTGTACCGCTATCGGTGAGTACGAACTGGGGATATTGGTCAGGGGTAAATATTTTTGTACCCCCGGAATCCCCGGTAGCCTCGACAGTCAGAAGGACTGCGGGCACCTTGTCCGTCGGGCTGGAAGGAGATGGAACCTCTCCCAATCGTGCCCAAACTTGGCACGCTTGCCACTGTTCGTCAAGAGCGGCAATGGCCTCGATAGCCCCCGCGAGGGTGGGTATCTGCTCCTTCGGCAACGTGGTCTCACTGTACTGGTCAAGGTGCGTAAAGCCCAGTGCGTCCGCGTAGATTACACTCATAATGAGCTTGGTCCAGTCGCCGGGCTGTGGGAATTGAATTTGTATTTCTGCGTTGTTCATGCCTGTTCAAGGGGGATGTTAATATCTTCGAAATCCGTGGCTTCCTCGGATTCAATGGCATCGACGGCCATTGCTTCCAGTCCATAAAAGACCGGGTTCGTGCCTCCCGGCTGGTAATAGGTGTGCTCTCCGTCGCCTGCATAAACAGAAATGTTGCCAGTCGAATTATTCACCACATCAGTTACCCAGCTGATAATGCCGGAGTTTGTCTCAAAAGTGGAGACGCCGCGGCATGTGGCAATTTTATACAGATTATTCGCCTGACCTCCGGTGAGCATGAGCCAGAGTGCACCTAGATTATCATACTGGGCAATATTGGCCGAAGCGTTCTGCTGGTAAATAACCTTGGCAATCGTCCAAGGGATGGGTTCGTTTTGACTGGCCGGGATGAAGCTGGTGGTGGTTTTCACCTGCCAGCCCGCCGTGGAATTGAGCGCGTAAATCTCACGCACCCGCACCGTATAACCGTTACGCTGGGTATCTCTGACGTTGTCAAAGGTAATATCCAGAATTTCGCCCTGATTGTACGCCAAATCGTTTGCCGGGATAATACTGTAAGAATCTATGGAAAGGTCGGAACGAACCGTCTTCGCGCCACGGCCAATACCAAAGGTCAACTTTGCCGCACCAGTAGCACGCCAAACGAAAGAGAACCCTGCGAAACTGGAATAATTCCAGCGGGCATTAACTCCCACAAAGTCTGCCTGAATAGTCGAATGAGTTCCCGGTGGAACCTTAATAGTAGCTATATGGTATGGGACTGTTTGTGTCACCGTCGAAGTCCCTGTCTTGGTAATGGTCGTCGTATTGAGGAAAGCATTAGTGGTCAGGATGTTCGCCTCGCTAGCCAATCCCAACGCATAAAAGCGATTAACCGCCCCCGTATTCGTCGGTGCACCCACGGCCAACGGGATGTTGATGCCGCTGTTGGCATTGGGGGTTTTGGTGAACGTCAGAACACCGCCCACGGAAATGGTGCCGTACATACGGGTTTGGGAGTTGAACGTAACTACCCCGTTATGGTTTTCATTTTTGTAGACCCACAAGTCCCCAGACGTATCGATGGTCAATGTCTTATTGTTGACGTTATTGGGGTCAGTTATGGAGAGGAAACCGTCGGATTCTTCGTAAAGTATGGCTCGCGTAGGACCGCTCTCCTTGCCGAAGAGGATGCACTTCATCTTCTCGCCAGTGGTGGCAACGAAGCTAATGCCGTCATCAAAAGTGGTGGGGTTTTGGAACTTGACAGGAATCGCAACGTCCATGTGGGAAGCGTCCGTCCCCTCAATGACTGCGGCTCCGCTACCATCGCCGTGGATTTTCACCGCGTCATCCCCTTGTCCGAGAACTAAAGGAACTTCGTTTCCGAGAACTAATCCCGCCGTGTTGGTGAAACTCCATGCCCCGGAGATTGTCTGGTCACTAGCTGGGTCAAAGCCAGTGCCAGAACCGCCACCCTCACCGGAGCCTAACCTAAAATTTCTGATGGAGACGAAGTAGCCCGCTTCTTCAATCGTACTACCGAGAGAAAGAATTGCAGAAGTTTCAGTTGCCACAAAGACCAGCTGGTCAGTAGTCTTACCGCCAGCGAGGAATGCCTTAGGATTGTTGTCGGCTCCTACGCTAAAGAGCGCATAGCTGAATTCCGGATTAGGCTTCGTTTCCATCAAGCCGCCCAAGTCAGGATGCACATTGATAGAGTAGAGCTTACCGCTTTCGAGGTTGGAGATTTTGTAGAAACCTTCGGAGACAGGGCCATCACCGTCCAGCGGAAGGGCCTGATACTCTTGGTCGTAGTCGAACCCCAACGGGTGAAGAGCAATCGTCGCGTGTGCACTTTCGACGGAGGCGTTCTTGTCCTGCGCGTTAGTGGGGACGACGAAGTACTTACCGTTGGGAGATGCAATCTCAATCACCTGTCCCGCGACCGAACCATTGATGATGAACTGTTCCGGCGTAATGTTGGACCACAGTTCGTCAGTAGGAGCGGTAGCGGAAAGCTTGAAGAGACAGGGAGAACTGGAAGCAAGAAGCCACGCGGTGTGCGTGTCGGCATCGCCCAGCTTATAGGTTACGCCCGGCGTAATAGGAGAACCGTTGACGTAGTTTTCAATATTGATTTTAGAAGAACGTTTACGTGCCATGATAGTAAAAATTTGGGGCTGAACCCATAGAAGTTTAGCTCATGAGTTCAGCCCCGTCAAGGTTTAATTGTTGGTTATGCGATATTTCCAACGAAGGTAATCACCGCAGTTCCTTTAAAGGTCCCGGCATCACCGCCCGTAGGAATCTGGAACGAGGCAACGGCGGCTCGCTGTCCCGCACCAAGAGCAGTCCCCTGTGAAAAGATAAGAGTTCCTCGAAGGTTCTTACCAGTCACAATACCCTGCGCGGCCTCGAGAGGAAGAAGACCTTGCGCCCCTGCTTCCCCAACTACGTTGGTAAGGACTACGTTCTGGTTCTGGATAGTGATGTTGCCATCGTATTGGAATTCAGGTGCGGCGGCTTCGGTCACGAAGTCCACGCGGTAATATCCGGCAGGGGTAGGACCTACAAGAGCTACGTCGGAAACGGTGTCCGAAAGGGTCGTAAGCTGGGGAGCGGTAAGACCCTCAATCCCCTGCGCGGCTACGATGTCAACGTTAGCCTTTACTGCTCCATCTACGTACACCCACGCTTTCGTACCGGTGGAAGTGAAACGAGTGGTCCCTGCGGCAGTTACAAACGGAGGTTCTTCTATTGCGTCTGCAATGGTATCTCCTGTCTTGACAAATACGGTTACAGGGACTTCCGCACTTACTTTCAATTCGTACCCCGTATCTGCGACTAAATCACCGATACTATACCACTTGTCAGGTGATAAGTCTGCGGGAAGAGTTGCTTCTTCGGGGGCCGGAATTTGGTCGGCCTTCATAGTCAGGGTAATCTCCGCGCCTTCAAGGGCATCGATGCGGAGGTAAGCGTTAGTCTGACCACCTTCCGTCACGAAGTAGAAAGCACGGCCAGAAAGATACCCTTCGGCTTCCACCTGCTCCAACGCTTCATCTTTCGCGATGACCACATGCGGGCACTTGGTAGACGTGACAATAAACTTATACCGAGTGGCCTCGGTCAGTCCGGTAAGCTGATAGATTTGCCCGCGAGCGATAGTTGCATTCTCTGCGGGGATGGGAAGATTTTCTATTGCCATAATTCTTCGTTAAGAGTTTTAGTTAAAAGATTATGCTCCAAAGCCAGAGGCGATAATAGAACCAATGTCGGCTCCTTCTGCCAGTTCTTCGGCTTCTTCGGTTTCGGTTTCCTGTTTGGGAGATTCGGTTTCTTCTTCTTCGGAGTTATCGTCGTCATCGTCGTTGCTATCATCGTCACCTATTTCTTGGTCCTCGATAGAAACAATCTCAATAGATTTGCCATCATCTGAAACAACGCCAACTCCCATGAGCTGAACCTCATCCCCCGGTTTAAGGTCTCCAAATTTTTCAGGGTCATACGTAATCTTCATGCAGATAAAAAATTGAGGCGAGCGGGTTCATCCCGCCCGCCTCGGTTTAAGAGTTATAGGTTTAGGCTTAGAGGCCCGGCACTGCCGCGGGGGTACTTACCAGAGAGCCAACGGGCTTGCCGTCAGCACCAACGAGTTCGCGGCCAGCGGTCGTGCGAATGTGTCGGATGACTACACCGTGACGCGGGAAGACAGGCATCGGAGCGGCAGAAAGCGTCGCGATGAACATGCCCTGCGTACCCATGTAGTTATCGCCGTTGTCCTTGTTGTTCACCCAAACCAGCTCACCAGCGTAAGTCACGGGGTCCCACTTGGCCTGACCGTAGGCAGACACCGGACGAGGAACGAGGGACTTGTACACGTCCTTCACAAAGATAATCGTATCTTCGTAGGGGGCATTCATGTACGCGGGGTTCGGCACATAGCGGTTGCCAACAGTCGTTTCCACCTTGATATACTGGGGAACTTCCACCCACTTCTGACCAGTCGGCTTGGTGTCGTCGAAGGTGTAGCGGGGGTTCATGTTGTCCACGATGTAGGTAAAGCCCTTGTACGTCCACTTCACGCCCAGCTGACGCAGGAGGGTAGCATCCTTGCCTTCCGCGGCCTCTGCGAAGTTCCAGTCCTTGCGGATAACTTCGTTGTGACGCAGGATGAAGTCCACGGTGTCCTTAGACGTGTAAGCCAAGAAGACAGGGGAACCTTGGTCCATCAGAGCGGCAGATTCGCCAGCACCTTCATTGATGAGCAACTGCCAAGCTTGGTTCATCAGGTCGTCGTTCAGAGCGGCTTCGGGCTTAACTTCCGGCATGGAGTTAATATCGTTGCTCACGACATCGAGACCAACAACACCCGCCTTCGTGGGGATGAGTTTGTAGCTGGCGATGTTGATGTAGCTCTGACGGTAGAAGCGAGACCAAGTATTACCGACGGCACGGACCAACTGCTTCACCGCATTCTCGGCCTGTTGCTTAGCTTGCCATGACTGACGCATACGGAGTACGTCCAGTTTCTGGGAGGAAAGCCTCGTGATGAAGCGGCTGTAGGAGTATTCCGTAGCCCCAGTATCATTTACCGTAATCGGAATCTGGTTGGAGGTGGAAGCGAGGTTAATGTTCATCCATTCGGCACGGGGGTCCGTAGCACCGAAGGTTGCGATGCGCCCGGAATCACCAACACCGTCAGTCCATTCACCCGTCATAATCATCTGGGAGTTCCACGGAGAAGTACGAGCAAAGGTGCTGAACATGTTGGCGTTAAGAAGGTTGGTCATCGTGACCAGCTTCAATTCTTGGGCCTGAATATCGTTAGGAGAAGTAGCCATTTGTAAATTAAATTTGGTTTAATTTGCAACGCCTAGTTCTCTTTGGAAGATTTTGTTTTGGGGTCTTACGCGGTCATGGCAGGGTCAGGACCAAGAATTTTCACACCTGCATAAAGGTTTGTTTTGGTTTGCTCGCGGGAAAGCAAGAATGGGACACCGCATTTGATGCCCCATTCTTGTCATAAAATTACCAGTATGTCAAGGAAAATTTATTATAATCCGAAGGCACTACCAATAATGTCCCCGACTGCGGTCGGCCCGGCGGGTGGCTGGGTCTCTGGGGCTTTGGAGCTACCACTGTTAGCGGAGGGGCGGGCCTTGCGAAGTTTGGCCACCTTCACGTTGAGAGCCTCGATTGTCGCGCGAGCATCTGCCAGTTCCTTAACCATGAGTTCGGCCAGTGCGCCATCCATGAAGGAACCATTATTTATCTTGTGAGCAAGATGGCGGGCATGCTTCACATTCTCTTCGGTAATCTCCGTGGTCATGCCCAGTTCCTTGGCGCGTTCCTGCATCGCTTCCAACGTGTAGTTGTCGAGATTGACGGTGTAGGTTGCACCTTCGGATTTGCCGCCGCGGCTGGCCTTCAACTCTTCCACATACTTGTCGGCTTCGGCCTGATAGTTTCCGTGGGCGACAATGGCCGCGTCGCGGACCTTAGCCATGCGGACAAATTTGAACACGGCAGAATCGCTGATGCCCAGTTCCTTCCCAATGGCCTCATACGCTTCTTCCCGGTCGTACTCGTCGAGGTCAGGATTAAGGGCAACTTCATTCAGCTTGTCCATGTCCAGAGATGCACCAGAGGCGCGGGCAATCTCTGCAAGTTTGGCGTTAGCCTTATTGTACGGGGCAGTTACATTGGTCTTGTATTCTTCGGTTGCGGTGAAGGCATAGCCGCGTACAATTTCTCGCAGAGATTCAAGCTCTTCATTGCTTGACGTGGACTTACCCGCTTCTTCCAGCTTGGCCTTCAAGTCCGCGATTTCTTTCTTCGCGCCCCTCAACTGGACGCGCATTTCAGCGAATGCCTTGCTCGCGGCCTTGCTCGCTTTCTGTTCCTTAGGACCGTTGTTCTGTTCTTCCTTCTTCCCTTCTTCGTTTTCTTCCTCTTCGTTTTCCCCCTCTTCGTTCTGTTCTTCCTCGGTTTCCTCGGATTCCGTGTCATCCGGGGGAACCGGGGTTCCCGTGGTATTGACTACTTCATCATCCGCGATGCGGGGACCAGCGTCCGGCATGACTACCGTACCATCCGGGGATTCAATGGGAGCCGTGGGGTTAGCGGGATTGGAGGGTTGAGTGGAATCCGTGGAATCCGGGGCGAACAGGGTCTGTTCGAAAATGCTATGTACGTCGTTGTGAATGGCACCACCTATGATGCCCTCCGCTACTGCGGGAATATTTACATTATCCATCTATGTATTACTTGTTTGGTGAAAGTGAGTTAATCCAAGCGTTACGCTCGGTCATGGGATGATTCATCATAGTTACCGGGGATTCGGTTTCTTCATTCTCTTCGGCCAGATTGAAGAGAGCGGCGATAACGGATTTAGCCCCAGCCGCGAAAGCTCCATTCAATGCGGCGGCTTCCATTGTGGGCTGTAATGTCGCATTGAGTTTTGACTGAACAATGCAGAGAGCTTCTTCCATTACCGGGTCATGCAGGAGTTCAGCAAGGCGGCCAGTCGCCGCCTTGTTGCTTTTGAACCCTTCGACAGTGTAGGTAGGAACTGCCTTCATCGTGCACCTCCCAGCGATTGAGCCGCTTTAGCGTTAGCTTCTACGGCGTTACGAGTAATCTCGGCATCCTGCTTTTCCTTAGCCAACTGGATTTCAGCTTCCGTCTTCATGCGCTTCAATTCAATTTCGGCTTCGGCTTTCATCTGTTCAGGAGTAGGTCCTTCTTGGGGAGCCGCTTCTTCGTTCTGTTGCATCGCTTCCAAGGCCCGCATGCCGTTGGTAATAACCTCGTTGCACCTCTTGACCAGTTTCTCGTACTGTTCAAATTCGGGGACAACTTCCTTGGCGGCCTGCAAATAGTCCATGTGTCCTGCCAACTGGGCGACCAGAAGCTGTAGAGGTTGAGCTAGCTGGGCCATCTCTTCGGGTTCCAGCTGTGCGTCCGGTAGCATGGACATGATGAAGTTGGCATGCACTTCCGCGTGCGTCCTGTGGTCCTCGTTCGGCATAACCGGAACTTCCTGACCTGCCATGAGCTGGTTGTTCTGGATGGATGCGATAGAGGCGGCCACGGTTTCGGACGGGTTGGGGTCATCCTTCAACGGCATGAACAACTGCGCGGTGCGTCCATTCGTTTCATTGGCAATGGCCATGCGGATGAGACGTTCCTGCCCAGCGCGGGGCATGAACTGCATGTAGTTGAGACACTGACGGAGAGCCATTGTACGGCGAACCTTACTGCCCGCACCGATAGGGGGAAGAGCGGTAACGCTGTCAAGGTCGATAGCGAAGAAGGCATCCCTTGGCACACCTGCTTCGTCCAGACGTTGGAGCATGCGTTCACGTTCCTTAAACCCGCCAATCCCTTCATCGTAGTCCTTGCGGATGATACGGCGAACGATTTCACGGAGAAGGATGGTCATGTGCTCCAAGAGCATATCCATGATGTTATTGCTGACCTTGCTCGCATTACCCATACGGATTTCAGCTTCCAGCTGGGTGCGGCCCATGCCTCCATCAGCATTCACGTCAATCTCGCCCAAGCGTTCCCGGATTTGGTTCTGCAAGAATGCGAGGGGAGTTCCGGCAACTTGTTGCAGATTCGGCACGGGATTAGGAACCACTTGCGTTGACGGGTCCAAAATGGTATAGGCCCCCATCGGGTTCACCATTGCGGAGAGACGGGAGGTTTCATTGGTGGCAGAGACGTTCAGAGCCATGCCGAGGAACGCCGCGTCCGTCGCTTGGTTCATCAACTTGTCAATGACACGAGTGTGAGGCAGAAGGTCATTGCCATATCCGCGAAGGGCATGAATATCTCCATTGGTGCTACTGCCCAGCGGGAAGAGAATGAAGGCTTCTTCCATAGAGTTGTAGGCTCCTTCCTTGGTGTAGAGGAACTTGGTGTCATCTACATCGCGGTTCTGGTCACGCTTCACATCCTGACCATTGCCGCCGCTTCCGTTGACGAAGAAAATGGAATGAGTAACCGTACCGTTGAATTCGCGTACCCACATGTGGGCAATCGGAATACTGGTTCCAATTACGTCGGTCAGGGTGTAGTCTCCGTTTTTGAGCATCTTCTCGGTCTCCCAAGAAATGCGCTGGGGCTGTACTGTCTGATTGTAACTACAGGTCTTCAACACCTTCATGACCTCTTCCACATCCCAGCCAGCTTCCCTTGCGGTCTGCGGGTCACGAATGAAATCGTAGAGTTCATGGGCACGAAGGGTACGAGTAGCAAACACAACCTCAAGGGTGCTACTGTCCGGCTTAACCTTTCGCTCGAAGGCAAACTCGTTCAGACTACCCGCCTTGAAGTACCAAGTGTCAGGGTCCTCAAAGTAGGCAAGGCCGAAGCCGTGGAAGGAGAAGTTGTGAAGAAGGTCTGTCATGATGGAAGTGAATCCCGGCATGGACTTGACCATCTTCGTCACCTCGGTGGAAAGGATGTCTGAATAAATGGGGCGACGAGCATTATCTCCGAAGGTGGTTTGCACCGAAACAAGTTCGGGGTTATCCCACACTTCACGGAGGCTGGCCGCCACCTTTTCACGAACAATCCGCATCGTGCGGAAGTTGTAGTTGGTTCGATAATTCTGACCAACTGCGGAAAGGGCCATTGGGTCATACGGGCGTTGTCCGTCCAGCTCTGCCTGTGCCTCTGTCCTCGCTTGCATGGATAGCTGGTCAGCGGTGAGGCAGAAGTAGAGCAAGGCGCGGGCTTGGTCAGCGGTCGGAACCCTTCGCTTGAGAAGAGTTCCGTTCTCGTCAACCACGCCAATAACCCCCGGACCTACGGGAGCATTTGCGTCTGGTTTCGGCATATCTACTATTTGTCAATTTCGTCTTTACCCTCAACCGCATCAGCCTTCATGGCTTTCTTGGTCTTGGGCTTCACAGGTGCAGGTGTAACAACTTTCGCGCTGGGTGTCAAGTCTTCTGCTTCACTTAAATCCTCGCGGGCTTTAGTTGCTCCACCTACTTGCTCGGACTGTCCCATCATATTGATAGATTCCGCTTTGATGCTGGCGATAGATACCTCGGCAGGGGTCGTCACCGTGACTTCGCCAAGAACTTGGGGAAGCTTAAAGTTGTCCGCGTCGGGGATTTCACCAACGGTGATGAGGTCGTCCCAGTTCTCCACGTTGAAGCACTTCTCGGTCAGCACCTTGTCAAGGAAGAGACGGAAATGCTGGGAGATGGTGACGTAGGGAACTCGCTGGGGATAGAGCTTCGCCAGCTGGCTGGACATGACGAAGGTTCCGTCCACGGTGCGAGATTCGTAGGAACCTTCGGTAGCGGGAACGGTGAAGTATTTACCCGCAATAACCGGAGCCTTCTTGCGATAGAACGTTGCATCCAGCGTATCAATCGCGCCGGGCTTAAACTTTTCATTGCCGCGTTCGGAAACCCAAATGATAGCTCGTTCGTCCGGCGCGTTCTCGTAAGCCAGAGCCTGTTGCAGTCGGGCGAAGAGATGAGTAACGAGAGCGTAGCTACCCGTGACAGGGGTCAGCAACTCAATCGTGCGAAGGTCCCGGAACTGATTCTTCAAGATTTTAACCATGGGTTCAGCGGCGGCCTTGGCCCGGTAAGGGAGCAGGAGCCAAACATCGTGGTCGCCACGGCTGGAAGCCGCAACGCTGTCAATGAGGTTCTGTGCAATGTTCGCGCCGTTGATAAGGACGCGAGGTTCACAAGGGATTGCTATTGTAGCCATTGTCGTTTATTTTGTTTTAGTTGCTTTGAGGGCGCGGCGTTCAGCCTGTATGCCCAAGGATGTGTCCGCTTGAGGCGGCAGGATATTGAATGCCCATTCAGTTACCAACTGCTGGAAGAGATACCAGCGGAAGTAGAGCTGGGATTCGACGAGAGGCTCATACATTAGATAGGAGAAGAAGGGGTACTTTCGAGGACTGCCCGGAGTTAGCGTGAGGGGTCTAGTGAGGGGGGTTTCCGTACTATTCGAGAATATCTTTGTCCGAAAGTATTTAGGACGCACTCCATGCACCGGGTCAACATCCTTAAAGGCCATCACGTGTGTAGGGTTCGCCCGGTCGGGGTATGGGTGCATGACCTCGCCACGTGTAGGCGCAAGCCTCGCGGACTTCCCGTTCACCCACGCAAGGTAGTAGGCACGGTATCTCCATGCTTTTCCCCACACCTCCTTATCCCGTGCTACCTCATGGAAGACGGCGGCATTCTCACTTATCGCCATTGTCGGACGTGGGTTTCAGGTTTTTATCCTCTTGTGCGTCTGCAAGGTAGTTGACGAAGTTAATGAAGGTAGCCGCGTCAAATTCGGGCAGTTCGTTCTTGTAACTGGCATACGCGCTTGTATTCGCCATTGGGATTGCGGGCCAAGGTTTATATTCCTTGGTCAGCTTCTCGGCAATACTGCGTAGGAACTGACTATATTCCTCCGACGGTGCGATGAGGGAAAGGAAAGCGTCCACCCCGTCAGGGCTACCGGAGGTCTCTACCTCCCTGTCAAACGTCAGCGGGTCGTCCGCGTACTCGACATGGGAGAGCTTGGCATTGTACTTGTTCGTTCTCTTGACGGCCTTCTTGTACTTCTTCGCGTGTTCGCGAAGCTTGTCAAGGTCATCGAGCCACAGAGGAACCTGTTGCCACCATGAACGCATAGCTTCTACCCGCAAGCGGATAAGATAGGATGAGCGCATGATTTGGGTCAGGCATCCACAATGGTGTTGCTTGCGCGTTAATTGCAGACGGTTCATCGTGACCACATTCCCGCATGCACATTGCGCGACATACGGATATCGGACATCGTGGGAGTACCCGATAACTGTTAGAATCCCTTGGGTATGACCAACAGGCAACGGTTCATCATCCGTTCCCATATAATCGGGGAACGTTTCTGGGGTCTTCACTTCCTCCGGCAAGTTCATGAGAGCTACCGGGGTCCAACGACGGAAGACTTCTTGAATTGATTCGGGTTGAGCCATGCCCTCAATATAGGAGAAAATACGAACTTGTCAATATTATTTTTCGTCAGCTTCGGGCTTTTCGCCCTTCTTCTTTAGCTTCAAGGTGATGGTACGGGCCGCGCTTCCTTCTTCCAGTTCAGGACGAGTGCCATCCTTGTTCAGAGTTACTGGTCCACCCTGCAATCCCATCTGCGTCACTATCTCGGTTTGTTCCAGCTCGAACTGCTGGATAACCTGTGACAGTAGGTCCATGTCGCGCTTCGCAATCGCTTCGTTAAACTTCTCCCACAGACCGTGGCTTCGCTCCATGATAGAGAGGAAGAGAGGTACATCCTTAATGGATTGTATCTCTGCGTCGGCCATGAAGGAAGCGACACGGGAGAATCCACTGTTCATCAGTTCTTTGTACTGGCTACTCATGGATTCAACGATGTCAAGCTCAATCTTCGTCCTCGCCTCTTGGCGTTGGAGGATGCGTGCCTGTGTGTTCTGTGTGTACGTATTGAGAAGTTCATTGCGGATAGCCAGTTCCTCCTTCGAGAGTTGGACGCTATCAACAATCTTATCAACACGTTCACGGGAGAGGCCAGTAACTTCCGAGATGACAGGAACCGGGGTCCCTGCCTTGTACATCTCAATGGCCTTCCTTATAACGGTGTTCTCGTTAGTGATTGGTTTGGGAGCAGAAATCTTAGCGGCGGCTCTTAGGTCCATAGCATGTTCATTGCGGCGGTTACGTCGGAGGCAAAGGTGTCGCGGGCAGGAGCGGGAGCGGGGGCATTGCCTCCGACGAAGCCTCCGAGATACCTGCCAATGTCTGCGGCTTCAATATATGCGGTTCCGTCTTCGCGATATTTGATTACCTCTTGATGTTCTACCACCTTATGGTTCTGAATGTCAAGCCTAATCTTACCGAACTCCGGTCCCATGATTCCCCGGCACACGTGCACCAATAGTGCTAGTGCGTCCGCGTTGTCCGGGGATTTATGAATCCGCTTCTTCATGGCCGCCTTGGGTTCCACGGCAATTCGGGTTCCATTCATGGTGTAGAGCCGGGATTTAAGCTCGACGATAGTTGTCGGGTCGAGGCCATAAAGTTGGCGAGCATTGATTGCCAGTTTCATACATCCCCAAAGCTCGGAGACCTTGTTGCTATATTGCTGGCATGCCTCCTGATTCTGCAACAGGCCAATGGGCACCTTGCTCGCCATACCCGCGAAGCTGACCGTCTGGAAGTCCGTGCCGACATGCTGGGCGAGGATGTCGATGAAACCAGTACCTCCGGTTACGTCCACGGCAAGGTACTTACTTTCAACCCCGTTGGCCCGGAGAATCTCTCCAACTTGCTGGGCGATGTCGAAGTTCCTTTGCTTCATCCGTTCCTTGTCGGACGTAGACTTCAACAAATAGGTACGGAACACCGCGCACGCCCAAAGCCCTTCAACCGTTCGTCCGACTTTGGCGAGCTTCAAACATGACTGGTCGCCGCCGTTGGTGTAGGCAGGGTCGAGACCCGCTATCGTAATCAACCCGCCGTCTCCCCAGACGGGCATGGCATCCGCGCCACTGCCGTAAATTTCAGCCTCCGACATTAGTGAACCTTCTTCCGTATCGTCTGAAAAGGTAGCCCGGTGGAACCGCATCACGAACGGACTATTCTCCCCGTACTGTTCAATCGTTTGCTGAACGATGTCCAACGGAGTGTAGAAGCTCCAATCCTCGCGGCCATATTTGATGCGGGGGTTCTGGGTGTTGTCGAAGCGGATGTAAATCCCGTCCTTGGTCTCCCACTCGTATTCCTCAAAGATGTCAACGCTGTTCCACCCATCCTTGGGCATAGCCATAACACCAAAGGCATCGGTGCGGCTCTTGGGGTTAGAGGCGGCCATCAGGGTAGGAGGCGTGTCCGCTCTGTTGGTGATGAGGTTGGTACGCCACACCTCGACGAGTTCAATCGGCAATTCGGAAAGCTCGTCGTAAAAGACGTGCATGTTCTTTGCCTTAATACCGATAAATCGGCTACTGGGGTCGCCGACGTTCGCGCAGGGGATAATGGAGATGCCGCGGGAATCGTCAATATCTCCGTCCTCGTTCACGCCTTTAATCTGTCCCTTGCCATCAACGAGCTTACCCGGAAATTCCTTGCGCCACAACCGTTTAATATCCTTGAAGATACGTTTCTTCGCACCTTCAATAGTAGTCGATGTGACTAGGCAAAGGGTATCGACGGGGTCGGCCAGATAGAAGAGCGTCGCCATGATAGCCATAGATAATGACTTCCCAGAGGACGAGCCTCCACCCATGATGACCACATCATATTTGCACGCGGTTTCAATCATCCGTTCAATCCACGGTGTCCAGATAATGGGAGTAGGACTGCCCTTGTAATTCCACAGGAGATTGATGGCGTTCTTAGCGTGTCCATACCTGCCCAGCCCTCCCTTCTCTTCGGGCCACGCGTATTTGAAGCACCAGAGTTCGATGTCAAGCTCTGATACTCCGTACTCCCATTGTCGTCCGTAGCGAGTAAAGTGTCGTGCCATGCTATATCCTTTCTATATCCCAGTTGTCGAGGGTCAGTGTGTGGTCGTCGTTCAGTTCCCGGTACGCGTACAATAGAATGAGAAGAGCGTCCGCGTTCTGCAATGTCACCTTCGCGCCGGGGAAGTTCTCCATCGCGATGCGTTTCAGGTTGTTCTTCCACTTGGTCCGGTCCCTTGCGGTTAGTCCCGTATCATACGCGCCCATAGCCCGCATCCATACGATTGGGGAAACCTTTGTGACGGTGTACCCTGCCGCCGCGGCGTAACCGAGGACCTTCCCGGTTGCCTCTCCCAATACGCCACTACTTCTCGGATTGGACACCTTGCCGCCTCCGCTCATGGCATAGCTCATCTTCTCAATGTACATGATACGATGACGGCTACGTGGCAGTTTGTTCAATATGATTTCCAGTTCCCTTTCGTCTTCTGGCATGTGCTTTATCCAGATTTTCTTGCTCCGGGTGTCCGCGAGTACAAGGGCGCCGTGGGTTCCGGGGTCAACTCCTACTAGTTGCATAGGAGAATATATCCCACAAAGTCCAGAAGGTCAAGCACAAAAATAAGACGGCCACCCCGGTATGGGATGGCCGAATGGAACGTGCTCCTTTTTTACCCGCAATGCGGTGCTACGGGATAAACCCGTCAGAGCCGGGAGGGGGTTACTTAGTTACCGCGGAAAGGAGGCCCATCTCTTGGATGGCTTCAACCTGTCCTTCCACCGGGTGCGGTTTGAACTTGAGGAACGCTTTGGCGTAGCTGTTCTTACCGTCACGGGAGACGGCGCGTTGTGCACCAATCTGCACACGGAAGGGCAGGGAGCCGAGCTTGTTCCCCTTCAACATCATGAACTGGATGAAGGGAGCACCAACGCCCGTGTACTGATTACCTTCCGGAGTGTATCGTGCCAGCGTCCACTGGTCGCCCATGAAGTCAATGGTGAAGAGAGCGTCAAGGTCATCCTCGGTGGTACTTGCGTCCTTAATACCCTGCGGCTTCTTAACCAGTAGCCACATGGCAAGGGCACGGTTGACCTGCGACTTGTCGAATCCTTCTGCTTCATACTCTTCCTTCGTATTCCACGTCTTGGCATATACGCCGGGCTGACGTTCGTTGTACGGGATGTATTCGCGGAAGAACTTACGAGCCTTCAATACGATACATTCAAGAGGATTATTGCGCTCGGCAACGACCAGACCGTTGAGAAGGAACGCACCCAAACTGCCAATCGGTTCTTCCAGTTTAGCCTCATCGCAAGAGGCTTGCCAAAGTTTGAGGTAAGGAATCTGGATATCCGAAGCGTCGGTCTCGCCCTCGAAGGAGTGGTATTCCGTAGCGGTTGCGAGTTGATTGGGTTCGGGAGTTCCCAGTTCCAATGCGTCTCCCGGGTCTATTCCCAAGGTTTCGTGTTCTGTTTTCTTAGTAGCCATAGTATTCGTTTATTCTTGGTTTTGGGTTGAGGGCTTCTTTGGCGAGTGAACTACCCTCGGTAACTTCTCTGACGTGACTATATCACAAGTTCGTGAAATGTCAAGATGTTTATTTGATTTTGAGCAAAGCCATCGCGCTCGTCACTTCTTTCACTACTCCAAGTTCTTGAAGCTCTTCGAGTAAGGATTCCTTGGCTTCTTTCATCTCGGCACGTGTGGCTCCTTCAACTTTGTTTTTATCTACCACCATGTCAAGAAGCTTCGACACAGGGAGGCGGGAGATGCTGTCCAGAATTTCCTCTGGGGAAATGTACTGCTCGACGTAGGCACGGAAGGCATCGTTGTCCACCTTTACGGTATTACCTCGCCGTGCATACTTCCATCCGGGAACATCAACGCCGCAAGCGAAGAGGGTCTTGGCATAGTCCTTATGCACCTTGTTGGCCTCCGCGATAATGTTCGCAAAGGAAAGAAGGGAGCCAAGGGTTTCCGGGTTGTCCATCGCCGTACCGACGCTATCAATCATCCCTTCGGCTAGGTCCTTGTCCTTCAACACTTTGAGCGAGAAGTTACGGGCCATGCTAGTCACCTTCTTACACCGGGCGAGACGGGAACAGTAGGGGCAGACGTGCGGAGAGGATGAGTAAGCGTAGGGGTTCTCCGCGTCACGGCAATGGCGGGCAATGACTGCGGACATGTTTCCCCTTGCGGTAGCCTCGTCCATAGGGACTGCGGACATGTCGGTGGTGAACTTCGGCCCCTTACCGTCGCGGTAGAACGCCGCAATCTTCATGCTTTCGGTCTGGCTGGGTTGTACCACCGCGAGGATAATGCGCTTACATTCAGGGCGTTCTGCCATTTCCAGCAAACCATAGTAGATGAACTGGGTATTCTCGGCAGGGTCAGAGACAGGGACCATCCCCATTTTGTAGTCGATAATCATGGAAGTATCACCATGCCGGACAAGAACGTCAGCCGTTCCGGTTTGTGCTTCGTCGTCTGGGTTGAAGACGATTCCTTCAAACTTGTGTTCCGGGAGTACTTCTACCTTGTCCGTTTGTACCTCGGTTGCGAAGATGGACATGAGCCTATCCACCATGTTGGATGCCGCAGTGTAGAGGATGTGCTCATGCTTGGTAAGAAGGGATTCTGGGTTCTTGGTTTCGAGGGCCGCGTGAACACGGGTCCCAATGGCCGCCGGGGAGAAGTCATCCTCTTCTTCCTCTTTAGTCATGGGGCGTGGGACATATCCGGGACAGGTGGCGAGCAATGCCATCTTACTCGGACTGTACTTGCTGTGAGTGTTGGTTTCGTTATAGGCCATTTGATGTTAATGCGTTAAAACAAATTTCTTTAATATTGAGTGATTGTATGATTCGTTCTTCCACTGTACCAGAGGCAGTCACAATGTACTGCAAGGTGTGTGACTTAGCACCAAGACGGGCAATGCGTCCTTGTGCCTGAACCAGATTAACCAGTGAAAAATCTAAGTTAATGAGAGATGCTCTAGGGTTACTTCCTGTCGTATCGTGAAGTGAAACTCCTGCGCCCCCTGCACTGATTTGTACTAAGGCTAATCTATTAGTATTGTTTTGGAATTTAGTTATTTCATTGTCTCGGTCATTCCCTGTAACTCGTCCACTTATCTCGGAGTAAGAGATGTCCTTACCTGCTTCTTCGTTGATTAAGTTGCTTAGACTGTCTAGACTGTCTATGAACGCAAGGAAAATCACTACGCTATAGCCACTGTCTAAAAGTTCTACTGCTTTTTTAGAGAGGGCAGGAAGCTTAGCCAGTTCCGATTGCTGACGAAGCCGCAGGAGTTCCACGATAGCGGGAAGTTCGGTTCCCTTCTCGTTAGCCCGTTCGATGGACTGGTCCCATGATTTGTCCAGCTTGTCAAGTGCTTTCTGTAATTGTTTAATCTCTCTCATACCTTTCATGTCCACGTCCACGGACAGATATTCGATTCTATTCTCTGGGAAGAAAGTGTCAAGCTTTTCCTTGTCAATCTCTGTCATAACCCCCGCAGTGTAGAGCTTTTGTTTCAGGCTCTCCATCATGGCGTGGTTACGTGGGTTGAGCTTGAACTCAATGCCTCCCCAGAAACAGTCGGTGCATCCGTGCATGCGTGCCCAGAGCCAGAACCCGCGCCGGGGGTCTTGAATCCACTTGGCATACGTCGCGGGGACGCTCATGTCGAGAGGGGAGATAAAAGGTGTGGCAGAGAGCATAATCGTCGGAAGTCCTTGATGAGCCGCGGTTAATGCCATTATGTTGCTCTGACTTCCATAGGTCTTGGCCTTGTGGCTTTCATCGAAAATGAGTAATGAGTTGTTAGGAAGATTCCATGTACCAAAAACAACACGAGACTTAGGAATCTTTGTGGGGCGTTTGTAGTAGGGAGTACCGCCTCTGCGCACCTTCTCCCATGAGAGGACTTCTATATATTCTACTCCTTGTTGTTCGAAGGCTCGCTTCCATTGGGTCACGACGATGGCGGGACAGACTACTAACGGCTTGAGATTTAATGTGCTCGACGTTTCTATTGCGCATAAAGTATTGTGAGTAATTGTAAAATCTCCGAGCAAGCAATGCGGTTCTTCCTTTAGAGTGAATCCGAAGTACTCTCCTTTTCCTATAGGCTCTAGCTTAAAACTATCTCCCACTCGCCCCATAGTTTCTCCCTGCCAAGCCTTCTGGGGAATTTGTTTTCTCTTTAGTCTTGTGGGGATTATATGGATAGGACCAGTTATAAGTATCAAGTAGCATTGCGACTTGGCATGGCCGTTCTGATGCCCCGCTTGCATTGAAGTTTTCAGGCCCAAGGAATTTGCTAAAAATTGAACTCCTTTCAGTATATCTTCATTAGTATTACTAAATTGTAATACGTGTTTAGGAGCATAGTAACAACCATCTGTATCAATTAACCCTGCTAAAAGTTGGAGACGGTCTTCTCGACTTGCTGTTAAATAATTATGAAGGATTGTCTTATATGGAGTATCTCCTTGACATACTCTCCTAATTACTCGGTAGGGGGTTTCCGCATCTTCTTTGCCTTTAATGATATGCCATTGAGCACATTGAGTGGACACGCCGTTGAAGTACGGTCCCGTTAATTTCCACCCCTCCTTACGGCAAGTTTCCTCCACTGCCTCTTTAATTTCATGGTCATTGACGTTAATTGATATTTTAGCTCCATACTCTCGGACGGAGGTCCCATCTCCCAAATAAGCTCCTACGAAATAAGGGTCCAACGGCAGTTCCTTTTCTTCAAAATCTACCGAAGCTGTCACGAGCCTTGCACGCTTCCTCAAAGTAGGGGCTATGGCCATAAACTCTGAAATTGTGTAGTCATGAAGTTTTCCCTGCACATTTCGCCAAAAAGGTCGTAAAGAAGGTTCTGCGGGACTTACCGCAAATTGAACCGTGAGAATATGAGAGGCATTACAGGTCCAAGGCTTACCACGTCTGGGAATGACTTTGTACATTTCTTCCTCCCCGTGAGCTAAACTGGTAATTGTTCGAGGCTTGGAATCAGGTCCCATTAACTGGTCCCCTACTTTCAAGGTTTCTACCGGAACTATGGTTCCATCATATTTGAGCATAGGGGTCCCCTTCCCCCAGCATTTACCACATCCTGTGGCACTTGTGTTAATAGTATAGCCTTGAGTTTTAATGGCTTCTACCATCTCGTTTATACATTGTTGTTGCGGAGGGAAGGGAACTAGAGGTTTCATGTGTTTGAAATTTGTGATAGGTTTACTATAGTAATTCTCTAGTAAATGTCAATCATTATTTTCTGTACTTGTCCATGATTTCAGGTTCGGCAAGGAGCGGAAGGGATGAAGCCCACTGCGGAGTTTCTTCCATTATCTGTTCGATGCGCTGGGCGTATTCCTCGGCATGGTCAGCCGGAACCATCACTACGGCTTCGTCATGCACGAGAAGGATAGGTTGCGCACCCTCTAATTCCTTGCACAGGCGGTTGAACGTGCGGACCATGAGGTCACGTGCGATTGACTGGATGTTATTGTTGCTAAGGAGGTTAGTATTGACGATGGAGGACTTGTACCCGAAATCGACGCAGGTTGCGAAATAGGGACGACGACCGTCCTTGGGTTGAATGAGTTTCTTGTAACAGTTACGATAATAGAGCTTCCGGCCAGAGGGAAGGGAGAGCGCGAAGCTATGGGAGGGGGTACGATAGCCGCGAGCCGCTAATGCGTCCAACTCTCTCCACCATGCTACCACTTCTGGGCTACGACTGCGGTACATGTCCACAATCGCTTGGCACTGGTCCCTGTCCATTCCGGGGTTCGAGCGTTGAATAGCCTTCCATCCAGCACTAAAGCCGCAAGCAAGTACCCCCGCCTTCACATGCTGACGAAGGTCCGCTTGCCCCGGAGTTTCCTTGCAGTACTGTTTGAAGTCCTTGACATCCGCGGGGATGAGGCCCCAACCTTTCGCGTTAGCGGCATAGATGTCCTTCTCACCAGCACGGAGGGTATCAAGAATTTTCTCCTGCCCGCAGAGCCAAGCGGTCAGACGTGCTTCAATCCCAGCCCAGTCACATACCACGAGCTTATACCCTTCGGGTGCTTGAATGGCGTTGCGCTGGTTAAAGCCCAGAACGTCTTCACGGTTAAGCTGTTGCAGGTTGAGCTTATCTCCCCCGGCAGTCCAACGGCCCGTACTTGCGCCACAATAGGTCAGGGTGTAGGGGAGACGTTCTATCCCTTCATGGTCAGTATAGACGCGGGAAAGCATACGCTCGGTAATGCTAATCATGCGGTTCACGCTCCTGTACTTCCCGATAAGAGTTACCCACGGAACGAGGTGGCCATACTCTTCCAGCCAGTCCGTAAAATCTTCGCTGGACTTGCTGGTGGTTGTGGGGGGCGGGATGTTCAGTTCCTCGCACGCTCTACGTAGTTGGGGAATGGAGAGTTTCTTTTCAAGCGGGATAGCTTCCTTGTATTCCTCCTGCGCCTGATGGAGTTTCTCCAATCCGTCAAGAAGATACTGGCGGGAAGTAGGAACTCCGCGCCATCCCATGATGCAGGTATTGAGCCAACAGGCGCGTTCATCTTCCGGCCAGAAGTTCTTCATCTTGTCCCACAAGGCGAGACAGTAGTAACTATCGCCCGCCACGTATTCCTTCATGTCGTCGGGGATGACTTCCATCTTGCGGAAGTCAACACCTTCGGCTTTGGCTCGGACTTCCTTGCTAATCTCTACACCCCAAAGCTTTGCGACAATCTTGTCAAGAGAGCCATAGATGGCGAGATAGTTGGAAGCGGCGCGGGAACAGAGCCATGCCTTGAAGGGCGGCTGGAAGCTTGGCGTGCACGGGATGCCCTTGGACCCCGGCGCGTGAAGACCGAAGAGGTAAACGGCATAGTCGAAGCTGGCGTTAAACGCGACGAGGGTTTTGTCCTTCGTAGTTTTCTCCCAGTCAAAATCCTTCGGATGTCCTACCCAGCAATACTTCCCGTCATAGACGGACATGATGTATGCGTCGAACCGCGGGTCCCTACAATAGGAATGCGGGTCCATGAACTTGAGGGAATATTTCCCCTCATAATACGTTTCAAAGTCAACGGCAAGAGTATCGCCTGTGAGTTTGGTCTGGTCGTCTGTAATCTCCATTTCATACCCCGGAATGCGAGGCAGTGAAAATGATATAGGGTTCTTATCTATTTCTTCGTGCATTAGTGTTTGGGTGTATTTAGTTGTTCCTTCGCTTGCGCGTAGTATTCTTGGGGGGTGCTCATAGGAATTCCGGCGGCCCTATCCTTCTTGTACAGTTTCACGGCACGGTTCATGCGGTTCACGACTTCCCGGCATTTTTCGTTTGCGAGGAATATCCCATCCTCAAAGGAGAAACCTTCATCGCGCCCCGTAGCGGCTACTAGGCGCAATGCGAGAATGGCGATGTCGGTTGCCTCCTTTACGCGGTCCTCCGCGTCAGCTTCCCGGTATTCTTCAATCTCCCACAGAAGATGGCGCAGGAGGTCAGCGGCTGATTCCTCTAATCCCATATAGGAGAAGTGGGAATCAATAGTTTGGGCGGCGATGGCAATTTCGTTGTACATAGTTTAGAGTGATATGATTATGAAGAAGAGAGTGACCAATGTTGCGGAGAGGCCGAAGATATTGATGTTCATGTCCCGGTTACTCCGTTTCAATAGATGTGTGATGGTGATGTAGATGAAGGACCATACCCACAGAACGATGAGGACGAGAATGAGCGAGAAGATGAGGGAGGCCAGTAGGGGCATACCATTGACCAGAAGGCCCATAAATAGGGAGAGGTAATAGATGCCCATGTAGGGAGATAATTCTGCTAGGTCTTTCATGATGTCTATACGTTGATACCCATCCAGTGGCAGAAGAGGAAGGGGGCAATAAAGAAGGCAGTACCGAGAATGACCAGTCCGTAGAACTTGTGCTCCTTCTTCGGAATGGATATCATGGCCGCGGCAAAGAGAATCAGAATCAGGCTCATGCCGACAACGGTCAAGAAGCACATCATCCAAGAAGACTGGGGCAGGTGTGATTTAAGGTACGTGACAAAGATTAAAGGACAGAAGAAGGCATACGGAAGCATCCGTACCATGTCCATGAAGTTATCCTTAAATCTGTCAGAGTAGTCCATGTTTTCCAATGTCATAAGTCTTTTGGGCATAAGAGGTTAGACTTAGAATTCGGCTTCATTGGCTTCCTGCACATCAATAATCCAGTCAAGACTGTCAATGCACTTGTTCAGCTGGTCACGCTTCTGGCTAAGCTCGTACCGGTCGCGGAGGTTCTGGTTCTGCGCCTTCAAGTTGGCGAGACGTTCATTGGACGGGCGTCCCAGCTTCTTGCCATTCTTGCTATAGCCGGGGCGGGGAGAATCCGCAACCGTGGTAACGTGCGTACTATTCATCAAGTTGCCAAGACCGTCAAGGAGATTGATGAGCTTGACAATGCGGTTGTGGTTATTGCGAAGGGACTTCAATTCCTCTTCGGCTTTTTCCACCTGTGAGCGAAGCTCGGATTCAAGAGCTTTCAACTCGGTAATCATGTTGTCGTCGGTCGTAGTCATGTTTATTGCTGGTTTGCTTTTTATTATTCTATGGGATTAGCGGAACGGGATTGGCCCCGCCCCGGAATCCCGGTGACGAGGCCAATGTATCATAGCTTAGATTTTTGTCAAGAAGTTTTTAGAAGAAATTTTACATGGTTTCCGCAAGTACCTTAATATGTTCATATTGTGAATACACCCTTGCCTTCGTTTCTGCGCTTGCTTCCTTCAACCAAATGTCGATTGGCATGAAGAAGAAACGCTTTGTACGCTTGGGGTCATCGAGGCGTTTGACATTTTGACGTATCAGAGAATCGGAACCGTAGGACGCGATGAGGTCTCGTTTGAAGTTAGCGTCTGCCCAGTTCTCCACCTTCTCCATGTCTCCGAAGTTCTTACGGACATAAGCGAGGATGTTGCGCATAGCGGTAAAGTCGCCCGGTATCTTTTTGGAGAGCCTCTCTCCCTTCGTGTCCGTATCATTGGGAGCCACGGGGACAAGGTACTTCGTCAGGTCAGTATCATTGCCTCGGCAACTGGCATACTGTTCCGCGAGGAATGCACCGACTTTTTCCAGATTAGCCCAACGGTATTCGCCATCTTCATGAGCGTCTACCATGTATTTAATCTGTGCCCAAAGTTGCTGGTTGTCAAGTTTGAAGAGCTTCTCCACCGCCCAGCTGTTGGCACTAAACCCGGCAGGGATTTCTTCCTCCGGCGTGGTGCGTTCACCTAAGATTACCGGGTAGTAACGGCGAGTGCCTGTGGTATCTCTCAATACCTCTTCTTGGTTCGTACTCCCAATGATACTTGCGCAGTACTCATAGGTTCCCGGAGAATGGGCGAAAGCAACACGGCAACTTTCAGATTCCCCGGTAATGATTCGCTTCAACTTACTCTCCTTTATTTTGTTAGCGACTTCTTCATCAATCTCGTCCAAGACGATAGCAGAGTGCCGGGCCATCTGGACCACGCTATCCGCACTATTCAATCCTTCGATGGAGCTAGCCACGTCATTGCGGACCCCACGGAACAACCAGTCCGTGGCTTTCGTTTTACCCAGCCCCTGCGCACCTGTGAGCATGGGAACGTAGTTCTGCGGGAAGCTGGTCTGGGATTCCACATGGGTGAGGAAGCAGAGACGGCGGGTCACGCGCTTCCACAAGGTGACGAGCCATGTCGTGAGCACCATGTCCCGGTACTTGTCCGGGGTCCAGCCTTCGGGCATATCTATGTTCTGATTCATGGGAAGGTAGTCCAAGAACGCACGCAAACGGTCCTGCCCGTCCCAAGGACGAGAACTGACGAACGTAGCCAGCGGGTGGTAGTAGTTGGTCTGCGCAATACTTGACAACGCGTCGCGAAGTCGCGGAGTAGGAATGGCCTGACCGGGAACAATCAACTGCCAGAAGCTCGAAATCTTGCTCAATATAGTATCACTCGTCTCGTACCACCTGCTGTTCTTAAAGTCCAAGAGCAGGAGTTCGTTCGTGTTCATTCGACGGAAGGCACGGAGATTTAGGCCATGATGAAGAAGATACTTGATGTTCTCGTCGGTCAGGATGGGGATGCTCTTGCCCGCCTTGTTCTTTCGGACATAGGGGAACTTGAGAGAGCAGAGCTTCAACGCGCTGACCTCCGGGAGAGGGGTGTTCGTATTTACCGGAGCAATTCCCTGCATGAAGCACTTCATCAGGAGAGGGTCTTGACACCACGGCTCAACCCCTGCCTTCTTCTCGGCTTCCCCCTCCAACTCCGTCAGGTACATGTCGAAGAGCCATTGCACCGACATAATCTCCGGGTTCGCGCCATTGCAACTGGCATGGAAGCAGTGGAAGTAGGACTGCCGGGGGTACTGGGGATTGGGGTAGAAGCGAAGGTCCGTGTTCTGGCTATTGCCCGATTTGCCTCCCTTGCACTGTGGGCACTCACCATAGAGGCAACCGTCCCCCTTAATATAGTCCATGCGGGAGAGGCCTTCGGCGGTATCATAATACTCGTTCACCTTCAACCACGCAATGAAGTCCTCGAATATCTTGGGACGGGAACTGCCGGGAGCCACGGACGGAAGTTCGTAACTGACCGCCCGGTTCTTGTCGTATTGAAGGTAGTCCGCTTTCGCCTTCTCCATATCGGGTACATGGAATCGAGGGGTTCCGGGGGTTCCGGGGATGAAGGTGTCCAGATAGAAGAACTGCATCCGCGCAGGGTCGGTACAGGCCATGTCGAGAACAAATCCGGTTCCCTCGTGGATGTACTGCGCGAGGGAATGATATACTGCTTTGTGGAGATAGATGCGTTCATTTGCCAATCGCTTCACGTCCAGTTCATCATTTCCCTCGTCCTCCACCACCTGCGGATTCTGGTTCAGGTATTGGAGCGTAGAGTTGGAGATTTGGAAGAATGCCTTAATCCCCTGATTGGGACTTACGTATGCGAAGAGGAAGCCATCCAGCTGGGGAAGCTTCTCCTGCGCCGCGGCGAGAAGAGATTCCGCAGTATGTTTCTTGTTCTCCTTGAGGTCTACGTCAATTCCGAAGATACCCGTATGCCGCCACGATGTTCCATCTACACTGACGAGGCTACGGTTGGTATAGTACCTTGCACCCTTGCTGTCGAGGGCGTAGTCATACAATCCGGGCTTGCTTAGGAACTGGACAGAGGGTACGATGGCAGGAAGCGCGGGCTTAATATCCTTGGCTTCTACACCGTGCTTGTGCCAGTTGGAGAGGATGCTCTTATATACGGGAGGCATGGAGAGCGAGTTCTCGTCCAGCTTCCCCTGCATCACCTTAAAGAGTTGCACCTGATAGTAATACTGCATCAGTTCCTGATTTTCTACCGTCATGCCCATGAGAAGGCGAAGGACCTCCGGCAGGGCAATGGCGACGGCGCGGTTGCAACTGCCCCCGGTGGGGAGTTTCTTCATACCTTCGGCCAGCTGTAGTTGAGATATGCGGGGTGCGGTAAAGGTCAGTTCAAGTTTCTGAACTGTTTCATCGTTAAGTAGTTCTATGGTCATTTGAGAATGAATACTTTGTTTTCGGGGTTAATGATTTTCGAAGTGTAATCAAAAGTTATTTGCATACGGTAGATGATGTCATCCAAGTACTTGAGGGCAGTGTTTCGGCAATTACCACAGGACCGGGCGAGTTCGAGGTACTCCCGTTTCGTCATGGAGGCTCCGTTCAGCCGCCCCATTGCACGAAGCACAAAGTGCAGTATGCTGTCCGGGAAGGTGAGGTAGATGCGCTTAATACTGCGCCGGAAGTCCTCATCGATTACCCAACGGGCGAAGTGGTCTTCTTCCTTGAGCAGGTCACAACGCCCAGCGGCGGCTACTACATCTTTATATTTGGCGTAGTACCGCCACTTCCAGTCGGGAAGTACTCCACCCTCCGTAAGATGTTGGAGATAGGGGAAGACCTCGTACTTAGGCCAAATGCTCGTCTCATCTATATAGTTGAATGCCCTTGCGTACAGGAGGTCAAGGGAATGGTCGCTAAGTTCACCAAGGTAGGTGGTGCTGGCGAATGCGCGTACCATTTCCTTGGTCGGCATGAGTGGGACGTTGTAGAAAAAGTCCAGCATCTGGACGAGGGCTTCACAATATCCTTCCGTGCCATAATTGGAATAGGCCGCCGTGATGGTGTGTCTACCGTAGGGTGTCCATACCGTTTGAGGAATGGAGTAGACGAATTGGTAGAAGTGCTCCCAGCGAAGTTCTCGCGGGGTGGAGGGTGCGATAGGTATGTCGTACATGAGCGGAACGGTAGCATGGTTGAGACAAGTTGTCAAGCTCAAACCGAGACAAAACGTTTTTCTCTTTGACCACGGAACCCACGGTAGCCGGGGGAGAACGTATGCTAAGGAGTTGAGAGCAAATGAGTTATGAAATGAGACACAGAGAAAGCTGTCCGTTGTATCACTGGGAACTCGTTGAACATAAATGGGTAATATAATTGGGTCCGTGGGTTCCGTGGGTTCCGGGGAGACAAAAGTTTGTCTCATCATAAGTCATTGATTTTCAACAGGGGAACTTTCCTTTTTTTATATTGAGACATGAGACATATAAATAAATAAATTATAATATATAATAATATAATAGGGGTATACATATATATATATATATAGGAGGGAGCGGACTTGTCTCGCGTCTCACCCCGCCTGATTTAGTTGTAACTATATGCGGCTCAAGCACTTAACCCCCTGTCTCAACACGTCTCCGCCTTGTCTCACTTGGCTCACTTTTTCACAATCCTTTAACTCTCAATGCTTACCGCAGATTAGGTTTCTGTCTCACCCAAAAGAAAACCCCGGAAGCAGGACGAGCCTACCTCCGGGGCGATGACGAAAACATCATACCTATCAAATAACCACGGCCACTATACCAAACCTCCAGCCAATGTCAAGACCTTTGTGCGTCCTCTTGTACGCACGCGCCCACGCGGGTGTACGCCCCATTTCCAAATCCCCTGAATTTAATCGAGGGTCCTACCCTAGAACGCGCCGCACGGGGCGGTCCGCTACAACTATCCACCCGGACCCCATCCCCTCCTTCTACCTCGCCACACTGGATTAAATTCGTAAACGCGCGGACTCTGTCGATTTCCTCTTGACTTTCTCCCCTGATGTGGTATGTTGCACCTGTTCGCTCCGAACGGCAACCGAACCAGCTAAGCTCAATGCTTCTGGCTATCCCAAGCAAGGAACTTGCTCGCCACAGGAGCGGACTAAACACTCTCCTTTCTACAGGCATTTTCCATAGTTACGCCCGTGGGTAGTCTCGTCAAGCTACCTGCGGGCTTTTTCTTTACCGCCAAATCCGCGAGAGCCGCTCCGTCGCATTATGCCCGCCGTGCGCAAATTTGGTCGATGGTAGTGCCCTATCTCCTGTTTCATGACTAATGTACCATCTCGCTACCTATACCCCGTCACACTCTTGTAAATTTGCCCGAATTTAATCGAGGGTCCTACCCTAGAACGCGCCACAACCGCTGGTCCGCTATAACTACCTGCCCGAAGGGTATGCCCGCCTTCTAGGTCGATACGTCCCCCCCCGTGGAACGGCCGCGTGTCGATTTTGCTTGACATGGCAGGAATGGGGTGCAGACCAGATGAGGCTGAAACAGACCAGAAGTATATCCCGCCCGTGGAATGGCCGCATGTCGATTTTGCTTGACATGCCCAGAAGGGTACTCCCTCCCCCGTACCCCACGGAAAAAATTTGACCCAACTATTTACTATGGGCCACGTGCAACCCCGGAGCCTGGGAAACCGTGGTGGTGTTTGGATTTCCTTGGCATCCCATTACCCCCTGTACCCACGGAATCGGTGCATCACGGAGCCTTTTTGCCCCTGATTGCACCGGGAACGGTATATCCCGGGGGGCCTGCCTATCTCCCACATGTAGCGGAATCGGTATGATAGGCCACCGTATTGCAACGGGAATGGTATACCACCTGCCATGAACTGCCCTCGCCCCTGTCACGGGAACGGTACGCCATGCAACCCATTGAATCCTCGGAATCAGCGGTAGCCGTTTGAGCATGTGGGACTTGTAGGGAAATGGTGTGCAATGGAGACCGAGGAATCCGAGGGTGCAATACCTGTTTCCTATTGACACCCTGATATGCGTAACTCGTTGATACTCTAAGCAATCCGCTTCCATACTTCGCATAATACATATAATGCAAAATCGGCAAATGGTAATCCTACTAATCCGATAGGAATTGAAATTGAAGGTGCCGGAGAAGGCAGAAAAGGGGCAGGGTCTTGCCCTCAAATTGTCTGGTCTGGGACTGGTTAAGTATCAACAACATGTGAAGCATACCCATGCGGGTATAGGTATTTTTCCCTCATTAATAGTCAAATATTGGACTAATGGTTTTACATTTTTGTAAAGCCCCTATATCTTGTACGGCATATTGTTGCACGCCCCTATATCTTGCGTACCTGTAGCGGTGCAATCGGCGTGCGGCCAGTCCTTGCGGATTTGCCGTCAGATAGTCAACTATCGGACTATCTATCTATCTTCAAAGATTGTTAGGCTGGACTTAAAAGTTAGACCGGACTTACAATGTTAGGCTGGACTTAAAAGTTAGACGGCACTTACAATGTTAGGCTGGACTTAAAAGTTAG